TTGAAACTAAACGCCCGTACGGTGGACACTTCTAAGCCTAGAGAGAAGGCATATAAGCTATCAGATGGTGGTGGCCTTTACCTCCTTGTGAACACTAACGGTGCGCGTTACTGGCGTATGAAATATCGTGTAGCTGGCAAAGAAAAGCTGCTGGCTATCGGGGTTTATCCGGACGTGTCTCTGGCTGAAGCCCGAATGAAAAGGGATGAGGCGAAAAAGATTCTGGCCTCTGGAGGAGATCCGGGAGAGGTCAAGCAGGCTGAGAAGCAGGCTAGAATCGAGGCCGTCAATAACAACTTTGAGGCTCTCGCTATCGAATGGCATGAGCATAAGCGTCCTGGTTGGTCCAAAGGGTACGCCGATGACATCTACGAATGTCTCAGGAAGGATGTCTTCCCTTATATTGGTAAAAGAGCTGTAGCTGATATTAAGCCAGCCGAAATGCTGGCCGTGCTTAAAAAGATGGAGCAGCGGGGCGTCCTTGATAAGCTGAAAAAGACCCGACAGGCTTGCCGGCAGATATTCACATACGCTGTGATAACGGGCAGAGCAGAGCATAACCCGGTTGTAGACCTGGCTGGTGCGCTCAAATCACCAAAGCAAAAACACTTCCCCCACCTTCTCTCGGATCAGCTTGGCGGTTTTCTCCGTGCTCTCAACAATTATCCCGGCAGTACTGTCACGAGAAATGCCACCAAGCTATTGATGCTGTTAGGAACGCGCACCATTGAGCTTCGTGCTGCTGAATGGGATGAGATTGATTTAGAGAAAGGTGTCTGGCAGACCCCCGGAATAAGAATGAAAATGCGTCGCCCACACGTTGTTCCACTTTCCACTCAGGCTCAAGCCTTGTTTAAAGAAATCCAGCAAATCACCGGTCGCGGGCGCTTTGTTTTTCCGGGCAGAAATGATGCTGGTAAGACAATGAGTGAGGCCAGTATCAATCAGGTCATAAAAAGGATTGGTTACGATGGCAAAGCGACGGGGCACGGTTTCCGCCACACCATGAGCACCATTCTTCATGAGCAGGGTTTTAACACTGCTTGGATTGAAGCACAATTGGCTCACGCTGATAAAAACTCAATTCGCGGCACCTATAACCATGCTCAGTATCTGGATGGTCGCAAGGAAATGCTTCAGTGGTATGCCGACTACATGGATGCGTTGGAGAAAGGTGAGAATTTAGTTCGTGATTTCATTGGAAAACGTTCTTAACTGGATGAATAGACAGTATTAGGTGAAAGTAGTAGACTTCAACAAAAGAACAAAGAATAGCCTATATCTAGGCTGATCCCTAAAAATTCGTACTCCTCTACGGGCTGGCATAGCCGCCAAATTAAGAGGGCGTGAGGTGGCGTATGATTAGAGCAACAAAAAAAGATTTAGCATGGTTCGACATAGACAGTTACGAATTTATTAATGAGATAACCCTTCTCAATTTTGTTGAAGAGTTAGAGTGGCGTGATTTCTTATATCGTAATGTCAGTGATGACTCATTGATTTTCCAAGAAGAGTACGACATAAAATATAATAGAATATTCAATGGTGATCCAAATCTTACTACTCTTAATAAAGATGAAAAGGAAATAGATGATTTTGTGAACAAGGTAAATAGTGAGTCACCTTCCTTATTAAATGATTACGGATGTTTACCACAGATTGATTCTAGCGAGGGAGTGAGCCCAATTTCCTTTTCGGAGCTGTCTATGTACTCCTATGCAGCAGAAAAACAAGGGTTTATCAAGAATGACGAAGACAATACTTATCTTAGAACTGACGCAATGCTGGCAAGCGTCGCAGGAAATTTAGATGATTGCTTTAGTGGAAGCGTCTTAGCTTCGATTAATCTGGATGACGCTACTGATGAGGAGATTCTCGCCAGTCTAAGCCGGCTTTTGCCCTTATGGCGGCATCAACTAGCACTTCCAGAACGTGAACATTTAGCTCAAAAAAAGATTGGGCTAAAAACACTTCAAAAGCTGATATCTAATAGAGTAATACCTATTCTCGACTTGATTATTTGGGGGAGTAGGTTTGGAAAAGAAGTATCCAATCCAATGATTTCAGCATTGGTATTCAGTGATGATCCGAAAGATACCCAAGCGATCAAAGAGTCTATAAGACCTTTTGCTATAGAAGCTATGTCCGAGCAATACACTCGATTACTACGACTATACATCAACAAGGACAGAGAGATGGAAACCACCAGAATCACTGACTTGATGGGTAGAGTTCTGTAGTAACTAAAAGTCTACGAAATTACTTATCCCAATTTTATAGATTTCCGCTTTGGGAATTCCCCCAAGATTTTCGAAGCGGTAAAAAATTCTAGAAAACTTACTTATGTTATCCTCTATTGCCCGCAATTTATTTATCTAAACTCTGTTCCTGTCTACAGATGTCTATTAAAGAATATGGCAGTATATAGGAGTAAACATGTCTCAATCATTTATCCGCCTTCCAGAAGTTCAGCGACGTACTGGTTATAGCAAGGCATGGATTTACCGGCTATTAAAAGAACAGCGCTTTCCTCAATCTGTAAAGATTGGCAGCCGAGCAATCGCCTTTGTTGAAAGTGAAATCGATGAATGGATCGATCAGCGCATTGCCGAATCTCGCGTGAGCAGCGCTTAGGTTTTACTCAAAAAAGAACTTGCGTTTGTTTGCGTATTGATTGGTGAATAATGATCAATGTGTACCAATCGTATCAATCAATATTGATAGAGAGCATAAAAGTGAAATCGAATATTCCCTGCTCAGATAGCTATGGATTTACCCCAGAAGTTGAAAATGCACTAGCATATGTTAAACAGGCTGATGCTGTTTTGTGCATCTGGTTGGATGGATTGAGCAATCATAATGAAGATGAAAGCTGTCGAGTGTCAGCAGTACAGACTCTCATCCACGAAGCGAAAACACAGTTGAATAATTTACTGACATTTAAGGGTGAATATTGAAAATTTTAAAATGCCAGTAAAGTTATAACTCACCAGTTTATACGGCACCTATTGCATGCTGAACAACTTTATAGCCGCATTTACGCGGCTTTCTTTTCTTTTGGATGGTTGCCGGCACAACTTGCGGTGCATCCGGTTTTGGAGCCACCACGCCATTACGCATGTGTCGCTTCTGATTCATCTGCCACACAATGCGCTGTGAATAGTCGCGTCCGTCATCCACTTTCACGCCGGTGTTAGTCAGCGCTTCCTGAATTTTTGCTTTATCGAGATCACGCACTCAAGTTACCCTCCATCGTTGCGCCCATGTCCGAAACCATGCTTTGCCAAAATGAAATCCCTTTCGGAGTGAGTGAGCCCTTTTCGCTTAAACATCTTCCGAGAGTTGTCAGGCTGGCGGCTTCCCATCCCTGAAAGTTATTTTTCATTGCTTCAAGGAAATAGCCATCAATGAGCTGTCGCATGCCAGCAACTCCACCAATGATTTCTACCTTCACAGGCTTGCCGTGAACAATGGCATAGAAATGATCACCGCCACTCTCCGCTTTGACGTGATGATAGAGTGCTGCGGCATAGCTGTTAGCTAAGGCGTTAAGGCGAAAGTTTTTAGTCAGCACCTTCATTTGTTTGCCTCCGGCGTGTAAGTGGCTTTGTCGTGGCTGTACTCACCATTCCATGACTTTTTCATTGGCAGTTCGCCTTTCATGTAAAGCTGATAAAGCCGGTGACAGCCTTTTTCCAACAGAACAGGGGAGTAACGAGTAAAGGTTTCCATGCCGTGAGGCGTTACCTGCGTCTGATCTTCCGTCAGATATTTATCCCTGGCGTAACTGGCAACTCGCCAGCGCGGGTCTTTCTCCGGATCGCGCTGCTCGTTGAAAAGCCAATCACGCTCAAAAGCCCACCACATCATTTTGCTGACGTTAACGCCGTTCAGCCCTTTGCAGAAGGCCGGGATAGTCATCCCTTTGGTGAAATGCTTCTCAAGGCTCTCTACCGTTGCGTTGAGGGTTTTGTTGGCAAGCTCTGCAGCTTCTGCCCGGTCCTCTGCCTCGATTACCATCAGGGCTAATTCTTTGCGGCTAACCGGAACGGCGATGGCGGCTCGCTTAGTGAAATAAAAATCAACTAGTTCTTCGTGGTAGCCCCACGCCTGTTCTGTTTCTAGCATCTTCGCGTGGTTGGCTGCGCCGCGTTCTGTCCACAACATAAGCGACCGGGTTTTACTTGAAATTTGCAGGTAACTAAAAGATTCCCGCAAAGTGTTGAGTTCTTCACCGATAACTTTGAAGTAATGTTTTCCTTCGGCAAAACGGTCAGCGTTGCGGGAGAAGTTAGCTTTGATATTCGCAGCGAAAGTGCCATAACCAGCAGCCATTTGCTCAGTGGTGATTACGCGCTGCCCGCGATACTCCATGACCTGCAGATCGCGAGCAGCAAGAGTTGTAAGTTCATTAGTCATTTTTCTCTCCTGAACAGCGGCGATTACGGTTACGCTCAAGGATATTGGTCATTTAGTTTCTGACTCCGATTCAAACTTGCCTAGAAGAATTGAAACCTTCTCGCTGAGGTCATAAGCCAGGCCGACTAACTCATCATCCTTCGCACAACCTTCCGTGCCGTTTTCAAACATGGTTTGAAGAAGGGCGGTTAACTGACGGGCGCGAGATGCCGCGTTTAATACCTCTGAAATATCAACAGCGCTGGCTTTCATTTCTCCGACACCTCGGTCAGCAATGCGTTAATTTCGTTTTCAAGCACTTCAAAGGCGTACATTCCAGAGTTAGTTGCAACGCCTATAATTGAAACGATATCCGATGCATCTTTCTCGCTGCTGTAATTACGATATGCAAATTCAAGAGCAGATAAAACATCGCAAATTTGACTGAGGCGTAATTTAATTTTTCTTGCTGATTCGTCTTTCATTTCTAAATCTTGAGGTTCAGATTGAGAGAATCCCTAGCGGATTTGCTACGAATTAAGATTGTTTTTATTATTTTTTCTTTGATGGTGATTCTTTTTCTGCGCTCTGATAACCAGCCCAATAATTTGCAGTGTTGCTAATTTTTGAAGTTGCTATGGCAAGGCCAGTAAGATCATTAATGATGCAAGCCAAGTTATTTATAGATTCTTGGGGGCTTTCAGTTTCATTCACTTCTAAAAGTTTGAATGACAGAATTTCAATTGCTTCAATGATAGAAGCGGTTTTAGTTTCACAATCTGTAGCTACAGAACCGTAATCAATGCCGTTCGCATCACCCGTTGAAGGCTCATAGTTGGGAATGTCTACTACCTGATAAATCTTTTTGCTGGTCATCTCACTGGCTCCGTTGTTTGCCGATGAGTTGATAATAGAATATGCTATCAATTGATTCAATAGCATATTCTATTAATTGTGGCGATTTTAGAATAAGCAACTGATTTTTATGCGGTTTTATTTTTTTTGCTATTTTTATCTATAAAAATAGCAAAAAAAAACCGCCAGAAGGCGGTTTTGCTAGTGCTTAGGCATTAAGTATTCTATTGGTTTTTCATAGCAGTTCGGATGTCCAGAACACTCTTCCTATGATTTCAACATCGCCAAGATTCCTTGTTTCGTCGGGATAATCTCGCTTGTTGTAACTGCGTATGCTTACGGTGTCTGGGCCAATCTGATACAGCATTTTTATTCGTTTCCAGCCGTTCTCGTTAATTGCATAAATTTTCCCATCAATGATTTTCTTGTCATCTACGTTTACTGCAACAGTTGCGCCGTCAAATATTCTTGGTTCCATACTATCCCCCCTGGCCGGGAAGCAAAGTACGCCACTGCCGTCAGGTCTGGCACCAACTCTAAGAAGAGTGGCTTTTGGGAATCTCAGTTTATAACCGTTATAATCTTTTTCTGACACGCAGCCATCCCCGCTGGCGAATTCAATATCCTTAAGAAATGGCACTTCAACCTCATCATTGCCTAATGCGGTGGAGGAGTTCCAAGTTCTAGTCTCCATCCACTCACTGTCAGGTGGCATATCAGAACGGGGGTCATGATGTTCTTTAAGGTTGACCCTCATCGAACCTTTACCGCTGGCTAACCATTCTGGGCTAACGTTCAACGCCATCGCAATATCAATTACTTTTGACGATCCGTTACCCTTTCCATTAGCAAGCCTCCATATCGTAGGTTGTGCCAGGCCTGATGCTTTAGCTAAAGCACCCTGACTAAGTCCCGCTTCCTGCATAGCAAGATTCAAGCGGTCTGCGAACGTAGTTTCATTTTTCATGCCCATAATATATAGACCCCGCTATCGCCTTTCAATACGCAAAAAATAAGTCTATCTATTGCTGCAATCAATAGCATATGCTATTATTATTTCAATGTGAGCATGGAGATAAGCATGAAAAATAAAACCGCCATTGAAAAAGCTATCGAGGCAGCAGGTGGTGTTAATGCACTGGCCCGAGCTGTAGGGGTGAAGCAGCCATCGGTTTCACGCTGGAAGAAAGTAGGTGTTGTTGGCGTGGATTACGTCCTTGATGTTGCTGATTTTACAGGTGTGCCAGCGCATGAACTGCGCCCTGACAAGCCGAAATTGTTTCCTAAGCCTACTAATTAAAAATTTCATGAGGGTTTCAGAATGAGCATGGAATTGATGGTCAAAGCCATGAAAACAAAAGTGGGTAATCCTCTCCGAAAACTGGTGCTCATTAAGTTAGCTGATAACGCCAGTGATAAAGGCGAGTGCTGGCCTTCATATCAGCACATCGCTGATCAGTGCGAGATCAGCAAGCGCTCAGTAATGACTCACATTGAAAATTTATGCGCGATGGGCCTGGTTAAAAAAGAATTGAGAGCCGGCCCAAAAGGAAATTCAAGCAATGTTTATTTACTTACGCTGGATGGTGCAGGAGATTCACTACCTAGTGCAGGAGATTCACCATATGGTGCAGGAGATTCACCAGGGGGTAGTGCAGGAGCTGCACCCAGAATCAGTCACTCTTCTGAACCAGTAAATGAATCAGTCAATGAATCTAAATTAAATGGCACACAGGCTAAAGCCAGTGAGCCGAAGAAGGCTTCAAAGACTCAGTTTTCAAATGATTTCGAATCTACCTGGAAAGCCTACCCAAAGCGCGCCGGGGGTAACAATAAACAAACCGCCTGGAAAGCGTGGTCAGCCCGTATCCGTGAAGGCGTAAGCGCAGCTGATATGCATTCCGGCGTTCAGCGCTATGCAGCTTTCATCGCTGCAACCGGTAAGACGGGTACAGAGTACGTCAAGCAGGCGGATACGTTCTTCGGTCCGGATCGCCATTTCTCTGATAGCTGGACAGCGCCTGTGCAGCAACCAACCCGCAACACAGCGATGAGCAATCACCACGGCTTTGACCAGCGTGACTATGGCCAGACCCAAACCCCGGATTGGTACGAAGGAGATCAGGAATGAATCCAGGACAGAATCAGATTTATAACCTCAAGCTGAAAATTGATGACCTCAATACAGAGCTGGCATTTACCCGGGGTGAAATACCTTACGCTGATCGCATCTTTGACCAGAAAGAAACCCTGACAGCAATTTGTGATATGCATGGTGAGTACACGAAACACCGTATCTGGGCGAATTCATTTGGCGGACGCATTGCTGAGAAATTTTCCCAATGTCCGGCTTGTGTTGCTGCTCGCCTGGAAGAGACGCAGGCTAGCAGAAAGGCGCTGCAGGTATCTTTACTTACCGATAATGCAAACATTGCTGAGCGCTTCGAAGGCTGCACGCTGGAAAACTATGTTGCCGTCAATGACAAAGCAAGGCGCAACCTCGGCATGCTGAAAACGTACGCTAAGCGCTGGCCTGACATGTACAAAGCGGGTACTAGCCTGATCCTCAGTGGTAAGCCCGGAACCGGTAAAAACCATCTCGCTGTTGGTCTGGCAAAGGCTGTTATCGCAGAACACCAGGCATCTGTCCTGCTGACCTCTGTCCTGAAAATTATCCGTGCCGTTCGCCGTAGCTGGGGGAAAAACGCCGAGTACAGCGAAGAGCATGTAATCGCGATGTACACGGACAAAGACCTGCTGATTATCGATGAGATTGGCGTTCAGTACAGCTCCGACTCGGAAAAGATCACCCTGTTTGAAATCCTCAACACGCGCTATGAGCGCATGCTGCCTACGGTGATGATTAGCAACCTGACGCCGGAACAAATCTCAATGGCAATTGGGGACCGACTTACTGACCGCATGGTTGAGGGGCAAGGTACCACACTGATTTTTGACTGGGATAGTTACCGCAGCCAGAAAGGAGCCCAATCTGCATGAGCAAAGTGATGTGGCGTGATCAGGACATGGAAGCCGCAGTAATTGGTGCAATGTTTTTGCGCGGCGCTGACGCAGAGGTGATGGAGGTGATCACCTCTCTGCCAGAATCCGCATTCAACTTTACGCAGTACAGGGAAATATTCAGGGCGATAGTCTTACATGCCAGAAAAACAGGCGTGATTGACCCGATCCTGATTGGTGAACAGCTGCCACAGCACCAGGAGGTGATAACGGGTACTGGCCGCATGGCATGGGCTAAGTCATCCCTCAAATCATACAGTCAGCAGCTTATGCGCAATGCCAACCTCCGTGACGCGCAGGCTGTGCTGGGTAACGCTCTCAGTCGCCTTGAGGCAGCACACAACAGTGAGGCAGGGATTGCCATTCTCGATGAGATTAAATCCGCTGTAAGCGCTATCCAGACGGAATCAGAGATAATCAGGCCGGTGGCTATTGATGACCTTCTTCCTGGCATCATCAACCGCATTGAAAACGGGCTCAACCCCGAATTTCAGACGCGCACACTGATGACCGGCATCGAAGAACTGGACAATGCTACCGGTGGGCTCGACCATACGGATTTGATTCTGCTGGCGGCCCGTCCATCGATGGGGAAAACGGAAATGATTCTGGACATCACTGACAAGGTGACAGCCAGCGGTGCGGGCGTTCTGTTTTTCAGTATGGAAATGAGCGACATCCAGATCGCAGAAAGACACGTTGCCGCCGCTGGTGGTCTGTCTGCTTCAAAGCTCAAATCGCCGGAAAAGCTGGAAGAGGAAGACTGGGCGAGAATAGCTAACGGCGTCGGTCAGATGACTGGCCGGAAAATATGGATCGTGGACGCGAACGATTTAACGGTTGACCAGATTAAAAATATTGCCGTTCGCCATAAGCAGGAACACCCGGAAACGGCGCTTGTAGCTGTCGATTATCTCCGTCTGATTAAGCTGCAGGGCAATGGCCGTCACGATCTGGAGGTAGGGCAGGTTTCAAAAGGGCTTAAGTCACTGGCGAAAACCAACCGCACGCCGGTAGTCGCACTCAGCCAGTTATCGCGCAGTGTTGAAAGCCGTGCAAATAAGCGCCCGGTAAACGCCGACCTAAAAGACTCAGGAGAAATCGAGGCAGACGCAGACATTATCATGATGCTTTACCGCGACGAGGTTTATAACCCTGCATCACTGGCCGCTGGCCTTGCTGAAATTAATATCACGAAAAACAGGAATGGCCCGTTATCCACGATTTATCGCCGCTTCTACAACGGACATTTCTACGACATTGACCAGACAGAGGCAAAGCGCCGCAGCACTGAGACTGCAGAGCTGCTATTCAGCCATAAAAGATACTCAAAGAAGGGGCAGCATGATGCGTGATATTCAGATGGTATTAGCACGTTGGGGCGCATGGGCGGCTAGTGGTCAGAGCAACATTGGTTATCCTCGTATCGCTGCCGGCCTTTCAAGGCTGCTTCCTGCAAGCCGCCAAGGGCGAGTTTCTTGCTGTGATGATGACGGGATGTTTATCAGCGAAGCAATGATTCGACTCCGCCATCATGATAAATATCTATGTGCGATTTTGGAGAAATACTATATCGATGGGATGACGCTCCGATCATTAGAGAAGGTTCTTGGCATTTCCTATAATACGATTTCAGTCCGTATTCAGCAGGCTGAAAGCTTCATCCAAGGGGTACTTTGCGCACTGGATATCAGCTTGGAGATGGACCGGGAGTGCCAGAAAGAAAATTTTTTACCACCTAAGCTCAAGTTAGTTGTGTCATGACAAAAGCTCAATTAATCTGCTATGAGTGGTCACAAAGCAGTAAGGCATAAAATCGAAACCTCGCTACCTTGCGGGGTTTTTCGTTTAAACTTATATCAATGTATGGGGGATGTGATGGGCGTTAAGTCTGGTGATCATTTTCTGGATATTGATGATGATATGCTAAATTTTCTGGAGAAGCAGGGCGAAGATACGATAAGAGATATTCATCTTTCTAATCTGGCTAATAAAGAAAGCGGACAAAAATTACTAAGTCTTCTTATTGTTGGAATTGGATCATCTTTCTTGTTGCTCACACAAAACCGCTCAGAAAGCTTTCTAATTGCAGGTTTGGCTGTATTCACCCTGTATTGGTCATTTTGTGCCGCCTACTTAATCTTTCAAGTTTTGAGTGTTAAACAGCGAGCGTTGGCAACTTCATCCCCATATGCCCTCTATCATGTGGGTTACAAGAATTTTAACAAGGTGGATTATGATAGTTTCAGCGCAAAAGGTTTTAAGGCTGAACGCAATGAGCTGAACATATTGAGGCGTTATCGCCTTTTTGAGCTTGAAGAGATAGCTCAGGACTACCTTAGAGAAAATTTAAGAGTTGGTTTGGCTTTAGAAAGGGCAAGGATAATGACAATCCTTACCCCGATTTGTGCACTTATCATTTCAGTGCTTACTTACCTTTTTTTCTGATTCCATCAGCAGAATCACCAACAATGGTTCGCCCTGGACGAAGATTTCTATCTGGTTGTGGTGCCGGTGGCGGCTGCTTTTCCGGCTGGGGTTGATGGTTATCAGACGGTTTATTATTATCGCTCATATCTCTCCTTAAATAGTGTATTGACCCTGCATATTAACAATATCTGATAGGGGGCTATGCTGCCAAACTCCTTATGAAAATTGATACTCAGCTCCCAGTTTATTAGTATTTTTCATTTGCGCTACGATGTTTATGAATTAACTTTTACAGCCTCAAACGTGAGCTATAACGAGACTCGCTGTTACATATCCCCATTTTAAAAGTAGCTAGCAGCTAAAAATGGTGGACCTTTTTATATTTCCGGTACTGCAGTTTAAAAATGTGACTTTTTGCAAAAAACTAGATGTTATCTCATTGTAAATTAAGTTTGCCCCTTCAAGAGCTAAGCCATTGCGAGTGCCGGAGATAAGCGCCGGGTGGGGCAATTCTTAATAAGCCACATGCGGCACGTAATTATCTTTCGCATGGGTCATCCCTAAACGAGCATCATTTTAACTAAGCCACTCACTCACGCCACCATGTCTGGAACAGGTTCCACGATGATGCGTGCTGAAGCTGTATGAGCCATCTCTGCACTTAGCTGTCGCCCCGTCAGGAGCATTTCCAGATTTTGTATGGGCTGGCCTGTGGATTTGCTTCCCATTAGAGTTCGTATAGTTGCCTTGTTCAATAAGCTCATTGTCTTCTTGAGTGGCAAGAGTGTGTTTCTTGGCTATTGCTGGGTGAATAACTAGCAATGCTGAAAGAGCAAAAACAGTAAAAAATCTCATGAGATATCGTCCAATCTGGCAGGCAGTGGCCAGGAAAAAGAAACCCAAGAAAATGGGTTTCTGAAAGAATAAACTAGCTATTGATTAATGACGTTTCTCATAGTGATTGCCTGTGCGCGGGTTCTTATAACTTCCACCTTTATGAGAAGAACCATGCCCGCCTGCATAGTGACCACCACGTGCAAAGCTGATGGATGGTGCCAATAACGCCAAAGTTATAAGTACTACGATTGTTTTTTTCATTTTATATCCTGTTAAACCTTGCCATATGGGAAAACCCCATTGGTAATATACGCTTAACTTTTTGAATGAGAATCCTGATAAAAGATCAGTGTGAAGGCAAGACAGATGTTTTGGCGTTATGCCAAAAGCCATGGCTCAAGTTATGAGGACTGGTTGAAGCAAGTATCCATACATGAGCAAAATGATATCGCTGACAGCTTTCAAAATTTTGTAGATGTCTAACTCAATTTTTAATTATTAAAAGTCGCTTTAATGCGGCTTTTATCATTTTCAGCGCCAGCCAATCAGCATCAGATACCTTATATCGATTCTGGCTGAGCGCTGTTCTCCTTCACTACACGCTGCTTCCGTTAATCCACGGAGGTAATCACATGGCCAAAAATATGCCTGACAAAATATCTACTGCCGCTAACTACAGTGTGTCGGGCAGCCTTATGTATGGCGGTCTCTCAAAATGGTTTGGCTGGCTTCACGGAATTGACTGGAACCAGATAGCGTTAATCGGCGGTTTCATCATCGCAATGCTCACGTTCATAACGAATATCTATTTTAAGCGGCGCCAGACAAAAGCTTATGAGAAAGCGCTAGACAGGGGCTACGTCACTCCACCACCACAGGATGACTGAGTATGGCAATTTCGCCCGCTTTACGTAAAAGCCTCATCACAGCAGCTGGTGGCGGTGCACTAGCCATCTCGGCCGTTCTGATTCCAAGCCTTGAAGGTAATTCTTACACGCCATACCGTGACGTAGGTGGCGTGTGGACCGTATGCAACGGCATAACTGGCCCGGACGTTATTCAGGGGAAAACTTATACACAGAAAGAGTGCGACGCTCTTCTGCAAAAGCATCTCCAGACATATGCCCGGTCTGTGGAACGCTCGGTAAAGGTCCCATCGAATGCATATCAGAAAGCCGCACTTATCAGTTTTAGCTATAACGTCGGTGTTAATGCATTCGAGCACTCATCGGTACTGCGTAACCTTAATGCCGGTCGATATCAGCAAGCCTGTGATGGACTTCGAAGCTGGGTTTACGTGGACCGCGTAAGGATTCAGGGGCTGGCAAATCGCCGTGAAGTGGAGCGCGAAATCTGCAACTGGATTGAGAAATGATGCTCAGCAGAATCAAGTGGGATGCTGTAGCGATAACTGTGCTGATTCTGCTGGTTATAGCTCTCGGCTTTACAGTCAGGCTGCAGTCATCGTCTAAAGCGCTACTCACACAGCAAAATGAGCAACTGAAGCAGGAAAAGACGTCAGCCGAGGCAATCACTACCAATGTCCTGAAAGCCACAGCACTGTTCAATGATATCGCCCAGGCAACCCATGATGACAATCAATCCAGTAACTCAGACAGCGAGGAAAGGGTGGTTATCATCCGCCAGGCGATTAAAGGCGATCCGTGTGCCGCTCAGCCTGTTCCTGTTAATGCAACTGACCAGTTGCGCGCAAACAGAAACAAAGTACGTTCAGGTGCCGCCAGTACAGATCCCGGTAAGCCTGCTGGCTGACTGCGAAATACCACTTATCCCTGACCCATTTACATGGGGCGACAGTCTGGAATTGAACGAGCGACTCCTTAATTCTCTTGCCAACTGTAATCGCGATAAGGCCGCCATCCGTAAAATCGAACTGGAACGGCAGAAATGAGCAAATTCATCACATGGCTAATAAGCCTGTTTATCCATCCCAAAGAAGAGAACAACCAAATGTCTGAGCCATTGAGTGACGCATCTGTCGTACAGCCAGTTTCAGCAGCACCTGCCACTGCTGAAGTGATCACCCCTGCAACAGAAGTAAAATCTGGTGTTCAGGATTTTGAAGCCGCAATGAACTTCGTTGTCGATGGCGTAGAAAAGCTTGGCGACGCGGCAAAAGATGAGCTGATCGCGCTGGCTAAAAAGTATTTATAAAATTCTGCAAAAGGCATTCACTGAGTGCCTTTGACAGAATAACCGTTAGCTTCATTTCCTCAATTAATTTTCCAACTGCCAGCAGGAAGCTAAATGAGCGCATATCAGATTTACAACATCCTGTCTGGAGTATGCATTGGTGCGCTGATAATGACATGGGTAGGAATATGGTTCTGGTATCGTCAGGAGCGGCGTCACCGCAGTGAATTGTGCAGGCTTCAACAGCAAATAATCACTTAAGTAAAAAGCAGCCTTAAGAAATGACAACCCCCAAGAAGATTAATTTCTTCTAACAGAGCAACATCAGCCTCGCAATCGCGGGGCTTTTTTATGCGCCTCGCACGCGCAAATATCAACCCAGAGCCTACAGAAAGCGAGCCTGAGAGAAACCCGTATAGGTGCGGACCTCTCTGGGGCGAGTTTCTCTGTGCGACAGGCTCACTTTCTATAGGTATCCGATATGCAATTAGTCGAAATTAAGAAGCTCGACCTCGTAACCAATACCGTAGCAATAGCAGATGGTGTGGGGCGCGATCATGACACCATCATTAAATTGGTTGACCGCAACAAAGATGACCTGGAAGAGTTTGGAACTATCGGATTTGAAATCCGTAAGTCAGGCGGAAAGCCATTGCGAATAGCCTTGCTGAATGAGCAGCAAACAACGCTGCTTATTACCTACATGCGTAACAACGATGTAGTGCGAGCATTCAAAAAGCGTTTGGTTGGTGAATTTTTCAAAATGCGCAGCACTCTTGCCGCCCAGAAGATGGACCGAAATTCTGCCCGCCTCGAATATAAGCCAATGACCGATGCCATCAAGCACGAGCGTGAATTCCAAGGTAAGCAGATCGCCCCGCATCACTTCAGCAATGAAGCTGACCTGATAAACAGGCTGGCACTGGGTATGACGTCAGCAAAATTTCGCGTGTATCACGAGATCGGGAAGAAAGAGGCCATCCGTGATTACCTAACACAGGAGCAAATTCATTGCATCACTGAACTGCAGCGAGCAAACACGGTATTCATCAGCATGGGATGGGACTTCGAACAACGCAAAGAAGTGCTCAAAGGCATGTTTGAGCGCAACCATAGACAGCCACTGATTGAAGAGCAGCATCGATTGGCTGCTTAACCGACGTTCATATATGCACTATGAGAGCCACTTTCACAACGGCTCTCATCACAGGGCGCATTCAAGCAGTGTGCCCGATGATGGATCAGATATTCCCCTCCTGTTATTTCTGATGTATAAAACCATTAGAAATAAGCGGCGGCTGTCTTTTGAGATTGGTATTAACCTTCATTGTTGTTGGGGCAAGTGGTGGCGCACTTGTCTTCTTGTTGAATTTCGCAATAGCTGAATTAATTAGTTTCACCTCAACCTATCTCTACGCAAAAGGAGCCTATATGACTAAAAAATTTATGGAAAGATCGTTAGATTGGAAAAAAAACTCATTGGTCAGCCGCGGCTTCAGGGGTACCTGCTGAAGAGCTTGTGAAACTCAAGCGAAAGCCAATTTCTACTAAGCCGCCTCCGGGCGGTTTTTTTATTGGAGTAAATATGGCGACCAAAAACGGATTAGGCCGCCAAGGTTATTAACCTCGCGCCTCACGACCCTCTTCATCTTCGGGGACGCGGTAACGCCAGTACTTATCAGGCTTCACCCAAACTACATCTGTTCCGCTGTCTTTGCGGAATTGGGTTATAACAGGGTTAGATAATGCGAGATTTCCTTCAGCATTTTCTTTAAGCAATTGTTCATTGTTCACTTTAACTAAGTGGTCAACAACGTCTTGCTGATAAAGGCATCCATCCTGAAGCAATGCTTTCATCATCCAGTTAGAAACATCCAATACAGACAACCTGATTGCGTTTGGGTTTAAGGCTTTGGGTTTGTAGCGGTCAGTGATTCCTCAGGAAAGCTACCACTCTCAAGCTTCTTACCGGCAAACCACTGACATTTGTAATTTCCATTAAATGGGTAATTGCCATGTTCATAATCCGTAAGTTGCTCAGAAACGGACATTGAAGGTCCGCCAGTGACAAGATAAACAATATCGCCAACATTGAATTTTGGTGGTGTAGTTGGTAAAGGCTTTTTAGCCATAAATTATACTCCCATTAAGGTATTAAAATGGCACTCACCGACAAACAAGAAATGTTCTGTCGCGAGTACCTCATCGATTTGAACGCTAAATAAGCGGCCATTGATACGGCATCTGAATGTAATACAGAGCGTCCATATTAATGCTGTTTACTACTATCATCACAGAAAGCCTCATTCAAAGTATGACCGTTATGTGTGAAAAATTTTGTCAGGCATACATTGAGAAAATAACTTTATTATTTCTATTACCTTCTCGATGAAATTCGGATGGATTATGACATTCATAGGAGTTTTGTTGGCTGCTAGCTAATTTGCATCCTTCTAAACTCCTGGATACAGATAGTTATCAGAAACTATGCAAGGCTATAGGCTACCAGAAGGGCACCGAGAGCCGCTACTAGCCTGAAAGCAGCTGAAAATCTGCCTTTAGTTTTAGAGCTCGGAAAATCATACAGGTCCACTACGATTTGAGAAGCAACTACGGCAGCTAACAGCCAAGCCATGCAAATCTTGTCTTTGCCTGCGTTTTCAAAAGCCTCAAAAAAACATAGAGCTAAGACTGCAATATAACCTAACCCTAGTGGCCACTGTTTAAAGAATGACTTGCTTACCGATTTGCTCGTGGTCTCCTCATTAGTCTGATTGGAAGTTGATGGAGAGGTTGTAACTGGTACTGATTCTGAATTCGACTTTGTACCGGAATCCAAGACTGGGGGTTGAGGGTACTCAGTTGGAGTCATTAGCTGTTTTCCATGTTGAACAAAAATCTACTATTGATCATGCTTAAGTAAAAGTGAAGTAAATTTTTTCGTAAGCACGGGTCGTGCTTCATCAAGAGGTCCTGTATGGGGGCTGCTTAGGATTATTAATTTAATTTAGTGAAATTTTGTTTATGTAATTCTACCCTTTTCATACTAGGTGGAACTCGTTAAAGCATGCGCCCAGAATCATTGTTTTAAGCTGGAAGGTATAAGTCCGCCCGTGCTTGTCACCCTGTATCAGTGAAAGATGATTGAGCCAAAAAATCATAAACGATACCCTCTTTAGGCATCAGCACGCCAACTATGCTTGATTGCTTAAGGCTGAGGCTAATGGCAATTAGAAGCTGCTGCTGGCTTACTCAGACGTAATGGTCAATGAAAGGTCGCAGATCCTCGTGCCAGTGTTCTCGCAATAATGCATTGATACCACCCCGTACAAAAATATCCTTTATAGAGAGGCAAATTTAAAAATGCCGACCAAATCCAAAATTTGGCACCACTCTGATTAGTTACCAAAGGTGGCGGTGGATATCTGTTAACTGCTTACCGATGGTGAAAGCCTGCGCAAAGTTTATGAGCGACCGGGAATGCTGAGCAAGACTTGTGTGTTAGGTTGGCTTGCTTAGCACCAAGAGTTTCGTAATCAGCACGCTGCATAAGCCACTAAGACGTGTTCGTTCGATATTCCGGATGAGATTGTCAAGAAACCGTGCCGATTAGCCATGCTGCGAAGCGTTGCGACGCTAGTATATTATTCAAATGTCAGGTGCGCGAGATGGCCGAGCTAAGGTTCTGAAGGAACAAAGCGAGACATGAGCTATATCGAGCAGTGGTGCTCTTGACCGATACTGCAAGAACGTGGGTTCGAATACCACCATGACATACTAACCGCCTTCGGGCGGTTTTTTATATTGAATTTATAATTTTATGGTAATAACTAAAGAAGTACTATGTACTTTCATTATTTTCTTTGTATACATAAACATAACAATTTTATTCGATAACACATGAGTCCAAGGGGTTGGTACTACTTTCATTTGTGTATATTGCATAGCATTAGCATGTAGAAATTTGCATAGTTCCTCCGTTCCATAATCTTGAAAAAGATGAGATGTAAAGCTCACCTTTTTGTAACCCATTTTTTTCATTTCGATAAGCGTGTTTTTAAGTTCGATGTAGATCTTTTTTAGAGCCCCATTACCGACTGGGCAGTATTTAAAACGCATGTGTAGTGTGGTTTTTCCATCGAGATGGCATACAACTGAATATAGTGGGAAGGAATAGGTCCTTGACTTAACGGATTTATACCAGCGCATAAGTAGTACTACCAAAAAAATGAAAATCAATGTCATTCATGAATCTCCTTTTGTTCTTTTCATTATCGGACTTAAACATTATACCTTAAGGAGAATGACGAAAAAATTATGGCAGGATTAAAGCACCTCGCATCTCAACTTCAGTCTCTAAAAAAACAGTTGCCTTATGCGTTATCACAGTCGCTGACAAGCGTTGCCCGTAACATCGCAGCAGCAGAAAAAACAGCATTGACCCGGCGCTTGGAGTCACCCACACCGTTTACAGTTAACGCAGTGGGATCCACTGGAGCGCGTAAAAGCAATCTTCTGGCTAAGGTTTTTGTCCGGGACATTGCCGCCAGCTACCTCTCACCGTTTGAATTGGGTGGTCAGCACAAGCTCAACAGCAGTGCGCTGCTTAATCCGAAAAACATAAAGCTGAACAAATACGGCAACCTGCCACGCAATAAACTGAACCAGTTAAAGGCTAAAGATAATGTCTTTATCGGCGAAGTGGGCAGCCGTAACGGCGTTTTCCAGCGCGTTAAGTCTAAGAAAGGTAAAAAGGCTAAAAAGCGCCTGAAGCGTTCGGCTAACGGCACACGCCGGCCGCGTGATAAATCACCAGCACCAAAGCTGCTGATTCAGTTCGGTAATGCACTGCCTGTCAAACCAGTGCTGGGGTATATGGACAGGGCTGAGAAAATGGCAGGTGCGTTGATGCCGGCGGCTCTAAGTACTGCGATCAGCCAAGCATTAAAAACGGCCAAATAGCAGAATAGACTTGTTTAAAAAGCCACATTTAAATGTGGCTTGGATTTATCGGGGTTTAGGGGTAGGCCTCGGGTTAACTGGTTTATGGCTACCGGGCTTAGGTTCGTCATGGTAACTACAATTAAGAATGTAAAGGTTCATTAGTTAATTTCTTAGGGCAATCCCCCGCACACCATGACCAGAATTTTTCCCATCGGGATAAATCAGGCTGAACATCCTCCAGCCCGAGGAACATGGTAGCCCTACGTTGAGCTGCATTTTTCAGGCAACTCCAGACTTTGTTATCAAGGGATTGAAGTTCAATAAAACGTTTCAGTAGCGTCTCATCATCTAAACCGGCTTCAAGAGAAATGAGCTGAAGGTATTTTTTTGCATGCTCGCTGGCGATTCCTTCCTGCTTACCCGGTTGATAGATAAATTGTGCAGCTGATAAGACTGCAACTGAAATTCCAAAGAGCAGCTCACTGCTAAACGGTGCTAGGGCTGTTCCGCCCAAGACGATTAGTAAAAGAGACATTAATCTGTCAATCCTACCCATCAATGTTGAAAACATGTTTTCAAGATAGTAAGAGTGATGAAGATCGAAAATCACATCGTCCCGGGACATATATCACCTATTTTGGTTTTGCAGGCGTTGGAGCCTGCACTGGTTTTGGATGTTGGGCGGGGCTAGGCCTTCGTGCCGGAGGCATATGCCTGTCCACTCTTTGGTATTCATCACTCATAGAATTTCTCCGTTCTGATTAATTAGTTTTGGCGAATTAACGATATCAGATGGGGAATAGCCCTGCCAGATGCTTAATCTGGCTCTTATTAAGCATGGCGAAACAAAAGCCATCAAAAATGGGTCCTTCCTGAGACCTTTTTATTTCACGGGCATTGCGCGCCGCGTTCTCCGGCTAGCTACGAACTTTTGAAATTTGGGTAACAGGTAACAGCCAGGGTAACACATGAATCAGTCCGATTTTGCAAAGCTACACGGAGTCAGCCGGAAGACGGTGACCACGTGGAAGGCCCGTGGCTGGCTGGTTCTGGACGGTGAAGAGATAAATGTTGATGCCTCAAATGCCCTGATCGAGCGCTTCCGTAAAACTGTTACCCGACCCGAAAAAAAAACACCAGGTAACAGCCAGGGTAACAAACAGGGTAACAAACAGGGTAACAGACAGGGTAACAACGGGAAGGGTAACAAATCCGCTCAGACCCGTGACGAGGATCGCGCCGAATCGGCTTCGAAAGTCGTCGAGCGTATCATCAGCGAAAACGGTCTGGAAATGACGCTGGATGAAGCGCGCCAGATGAAGGAAAACTATCTGGCCCTGCTGACCCAGCTTGAGTACGACATCAAGTCCGGCCAGGTTCTCCCCTATAAAGACATGATCGCCGCTGTCGGTCAGGAATATTCACGCATGCGAACACGCCTTATTGCCATTGCACCTGAACACGGTCCTCGCCTGCGGGTGCTTGCCTCAACCACCAGTGATGCGGAGTTTGTTGCAGCGCTTCAGGAGGTGGTTCATGAGGCAATGGAGGAGTTAAGCCTGGATGAAAATGATAAACGAGGGCATCAGTAACTCCGCAGCATGGCATAACTTCAGCGGTGAGTTGACCGCACGACGCAGTGATATCCGTCCCCCTCTGCCGCTGTCCCTGAGTCAGTGGGCCAATACTTACGCCGTCCTGTCAAAAGAGACCAGCGCCCAGACCGGGCGGTTTCGCTCGTTTGGTTATCAGGACGGCATGATGGACGCCATTACCGATCCGCACGTGACCCAGGTGTCCGTGATGAAATCGGCCAGGGTGGGCTACACCAAAATACTTGACCACGTGGTCGGGTATTACCTGCAGCACGATCCGTCTCCGATTCTGGTTGTTCAGCCCCGCGTGGAAGATGCTGAAGACTACAGTAAGACCGAAATCGCGCCCATGCTGCGTGATACGCCGGTGCTGGCCGCCATTACCGGTGACAGCAAGGCGAAAGACAGTAACCAGACCATCCTGAAAAAGCAGTTTCTCAACGGGGCCAACCTGACGCTGGTCGGGGCCAACAGTCCCGGTGGTTTCCGCCGTATCACGTGCCGCATCATCCTTTTTGATGAGGTGGACGGTTACCCGTCCGGCGGTGCCGGTACCGAGGGTGACCAGATAGCGCTGGGCATCAAGCGCTCGGAAACCTTCTGGAACCGCAAGATAGTGCTCGGCTCAACGCCCACGGTTAAGGGCGTGTCCCGTATTGAAAAAGCGTTTGCCGAAAGCGATCAGCGCCATTTCTATGTCCCGTGCCCGCACTGTGGTGAGTATCAGGTGCTGGAGTGGGGCGGTCCCGACACGCCTTACGGCATTAAATGGGACAAGGACGAGAACGGTGAGGGCCTGCCTGAGACGGCGTTTTACGTGTGCCGCCACCATGGCTGCGTCATACATCATAACGACAAGGCCGGTATGGTGAAGCGCGGCGAATGGCGGGCGCACCGTCCGTTCACTGGCCACGCCGGTTTCCATATCTGGGCGGGTTACAGCCTGTTTCCCAATGCCGCCTGGAAATATCTGGTGGCGGAGTGGCTGCGCGTAAAAGATGACCCGCTCATGCGCCAGACCTTCATTAACCTGGTGCTGGGTGAGGTGTATGAGGATCGCGGCGAAAAAGCACTGAGCGAGCGTAAGCTCACTGAGCGCGGCGAAGTCTGGCCGGCTGAGGTGCCCGACGGCGTGGCCGTGCTGGTGGCCGGAGTCGATACCCAGGACGGTCGCTTTGAAATCGAGGTGGTGGGCTGGGGGCTCAATGAAGAGTCCTGGTCTGTTGCGTTTGATGTCATCGAGGGCGATCTGGAGACGGATGAGCCGTGGCTCAGGCTGGATGCATATCTGAAACAAATCTGGCGCCGGGCCGACGGTCGCGGATTCAGCATCATGGCCACCTGCATGGACTCCGGCGGTCACCACACCCAAAAGGTGTATGAGTTCGCCAAGGCCCGTCTGGGGCGGCGCGTCTGGGCCATCAAAGGTGAGTCGGCACGGGGCGGTAAACGCTCCCCGGTCTGGCCTGCCAAAGCGCCGTCTGCACGCAACCGCAGTCAGTTCAGGCCGGTGATAATCGGCGTCAACGCGGCAAAGGATGCCATTCGTGCCCGCCTGCACATTGAACCGCCCGAGCCGGGTCAGGCTTCCGCGGGCTACATGCATTTCCCTGCCGATCGGGATCTGGGGTATTTCAGTCAGCTGCTGGCTGAGCGGTCGGTGGTGAAAGTGTCAGGCGGTCAGCGCTACCGCGTGTGGGAGCAGTTGCCGGGGCGGGCGAACGAGGCGCTCGACTGCCGGGTGTATGCCTACGCGGCGTTGTGTGGCCTGCTTCATATGGGCTTCAGACTCAATGCCTTTGCGGCAAGCATCGCGGAAAATCCGGACAGGTTAATCGCGCCGGCCACCGCGCCGGTGGAAAAAACCAGCCTGCGCCTGCCGGGCGCCGTTATTTCTGAGCCTGAACAGCCGGCCAGAAAAAAATCCATCTCACAGCTTCTGGCCTAGGGAAATCATCATGTTCAACCGTAATACCAGCCTGCTTGCCGGGTCGATGACGCCTGCGCAGCTGCAGGACGCACTGGTGAAGGCACAGCAGGCTTACATCGATCTGACTACCGGCAGCCGGGGCGTGTCGTTTTCCTATACCCAGGGCGACGGCACCCGCTCGGTGACCTATCAGCAGAGTTCGCTTGCAGACCTTCTGGCGCTGATCCAGCTTCTTCAGGCTCAGCTTGGCATCGTCACCCGTCCGCGTCGCCCGGTAAGGTTCAGATTCTGATGAACGGAAAAGTACAGATACTGGGCGCTGACGGTCATCCGCTTCGCCCCTCCCGCCCGTCGTTTTCTGCGCTGACGGGCGGCAGCCGTGTGCCTTATGACGCGGCGGACTCCTTCAGCGACCAGCTGGCCAACTGGCAGCCTGCGCTCTGGTCGCCGGATAACGAAATCAACATCTACCGCGACCGCATTGTGTCGCGCGTACGTGACCTCGCACGAAATGACGGCTGGGCCAGCGGCAGCATCACCCGCGTGCTGGATAATGCGGTGGGGGCGAATTTCCGGCCCATCCTCAAGCCGGACTACCGCATGCTGGCCATGATGACCGGGAACAAAGCCTTTGATGCCAGCTGGGCCGACGAATACGGCAAGGTGGTGGAGGCGCACTGGCGTTCCTGGGCAAATGACCCCGGACGGTGGTGCGACGCTGAGCGCAAGCAGACGGTGTCGCAGATGCTGCGCCTGGGATTCCGGCACAAGCTGCTGGACGGTGATGCGCTGGCCGTCCTGCAGTACCGTACCGACAGGCTCGGACACGGGCGCGGGCGTTACGCCACTACGGTGCAGATTGTCGATCCGGACCGTCTGAGCAACCCGCAGCAGAATTTCGACATGCCCCACATTCGCGGCGGTGTGGAGATTGATGCGGACGGTGCCCCCGTTGCCTATCACATCCGTGAGGCGCACATAGGGGACTGGTTCAGCGGACCGAAGACCATGACCTGGCAGCGGATCCCGCGCGAAACGTCCTGGGGCCGTCCCCATGTCGTGCACGATTACGATCACGACAGGGCTGCGCAGCATCGTGGCAACGGCATCCTGACCCCCGTGGTGCAGCGCCTGAAAATGCTCATCAAGTACGATCAGTCAGAGCTCGAGGCGGCCATTCTCAACGCCGTGTTCGGGGCCTATGTCACCTCGCCTTATGATCCTGAGATGGTGCAGTCGGCACTCGGTGAAAACTATGACGATACCGCGCTGGGCACGTATCAGGACGGGCGGACAGAGTTTCACAAAGACCGGCGCATTTCGCTGCAGAACGGGGTGAGGCTGCCAACGCTGTATCCGGGCGAGAGCATCACCACCGTTAACGCCGCCAGGCCCACCAGTAACTTTGAGGGCTTTGAAAGCGCGGCGCTGCGTAACATCGCGGCCGCGACGGGGCTCTCGACGCAGCAGGTGACGCAGGACTGGTCTGACGTTAACTACAGTTCGGCACGTTCGGCGATGCTGGAGGCCTGGAAAACCCTGACCCGACGCCGTGATGATTTTTCGTCCGGCTTTGCGCAGCCCATTCTCTCCGCCTTTATTGAGGAAATCCACGACACCGAAGACTTACCGCTGCCGCGAAATGCGCCGGACTTCATTGACGCCCGCGCGGCCTACTGTCGCGCCCGCTGGATGGGACCGGGACGGGGCTGGGTGGATCCGGTTGCCGAGAAAAAAGGCGCCATTCTGGGTCTCGATGCGGGTATCTCGACGCTCGAGCTGGAGGTGGCAGAAAACGTGGGCGAAGACTGGGAAGAAATCATGGACCAGCGCAAGCGGGAAATCGACGCCTGTATCGAGCGCGGGCTGCCGCTGCCGAGCTGGGCGCAGGCCGATGTCTTCGCGCCCGAAACCATTCGCGATCCGGAGGAAAAGTGAATTTACCCCATCTGGCGCAGCGGCTGTTCAACACGCCGCTGGCTATCCATCCCCGCAAGGCCGAAGTCGTTATGGCTGCGCTCACCGACCGGTTTGGCATTACGCGCATCGAAGCCAGCATGGCGATGGAAGACGATGACGATTATGACTACCGCCGCCGGCGACAGACTAAAGCCGATCCCGGTTATGACAACGTCGGCGGCGTGGCGGTGATAAGCATTCAGGGCACGCTGGTGCAGAAGCTCGGCAGCCTGCGGCCTTACAGCGGCATGACGGGCTATAACGGCATCCGCCAGGCCTTTCTCACGGCCATGGCCGATCCTGAGGTGGCCGGTATCTGTCTGGACATTGATTCCCCCGGGGGCGAGGTGGCCGGCTGCTTTGATCTGGCGGATGAAATCTGGCGTGCGCGGGGTGAAAAGCCCGTTCACGCCATCCTGACCGAAAACGCCTACTCAGCAGCGTATGCGCTGGCCAGTGCAGCCGATCGTATCTGCGTTCCCCGTACGGGCGGCGTGGGGTCGGTGGGCGTCATTACCATGCACGTTGACTGGTCGCAGCGCATCAAGGAGGAGGGGCTGGCGGTCACCATCATCACCTACGGTTCACGCAAGGCGGAAAGCAACCCTTACCGCACGCTGTCCGACGAGGCCGCCGCGGCTATCCAGCGAGACATTAACGCCATGGGCGAAATCTTTGTCGGTACCGTTGCGCGCAACCGCGGCATGAAAGAGAAGGTGGTGCGTGACACCGAGGCGGCCTGCTTCATGGCGGCTGACGGCGTGGCGCTGGGCCTGGCGGATGAGGTGATCACCCCTGACGCGGCATTTCTTAACTTACTTAAACTGACCGGAGCCTGACATGGCAAAAAAACCGTTTTCCTTTGCTCACCTGGTGGGCCTGAACCGTTCCGCCGCCGCGCGCGCCGCGGAAGAACACGATGACGACGACGAAGAGAAAAAGGGCAAAAAGGCCCGCAGCCGTCGCGCGGAAGAGCAGGATGATGACAACAACCGCGATCCGGATGCTGATGACGACAGCGACGATCCGGACGCGGAAGACGATGATAATAAGGACCCTGACGCCGACGAAGATGACGATAAAAAACGTGATCCGGACGCCAGTGAAGGGGATGACGACGACGGTGATGACGATGAAAAGCGCGACGGCCGCAAGGCACGAACCGCTGAACGTCAGCGCTGTGCCCGCATTTTTAACAGTTCTTACGCCGCCGCAAACCCGGCGCTGGCGGCCTCGCTGGCCTTTAACACCGGCATGAGCTCCGCCGACGCCATCCGCGTCATGAAGTCATCCGGATCGGCCGCCGCCGCACCTGAGCCGCGTCGCGCCTCGCTTGACGATCGCATGCGCAGTGCGGGTAACGTGCGTCTGGGCCCCGATGGTCAGAAAACCACGGCAACCCGCGCCAGTGCGGTCGTGGAGAAAATGACCGGTCTCTACAACTCAGCCCGAGGTAATAAATAATGGATCAGTTTGGACAGAATCAGTTTGCGCCGGGAATGACCAGCGCACTCTTCGTGCCGGACCAGCTTGTCAGCGGTCCGCTGCAGCTTGTGACCGACAGCGTGACCATTGCAAAACTGGGTCCGCTGCTTCGCGGTACCGTGCTGGGGCGTCAGTCGCAGAAATCAGCCGCCGCCACGGCGGGCAGTGCCAACAAAGGCAACGGTACGCTGACGGGTCTCACCCTGGGCTCACAGGCCGTGGCCGGTGCCTATACGGTGACCGCCACCGATCCCAACACCTTCCAGGTCACTGACCCGACCGGCGCCGTGCTGGGTAATGCCACCGTGGGCAGCGTCTATCGCAGTACGCAGGTCAGCTTCACCCTTACCGCGGGGGCTAACGCCTTTGTGGCAGGCGATACCTTTACCCTTACCGTTGCCGCCGGCGCGGGCAAGTGGGTACCGTGCGTGCGCACCGCCACCGACGGCAGTCAGGTCCCGGCGGCCATTCTGGTGGACAACGTGGACAGCACCCTGACGGACGTGACCGGCGGCGTGTACCTGATGGGTGAGTTTAACCAGAACCGCCTGATTGTAGACAAAACGTGGTACGTGAACAGCGTGCTGCTGCTGGATGACCTGAAAGCCGCGCTGGTGCCGCAGGGCATTTTCCTGCGCGACAGCATTCAGGCCCCGGTTTCCTGATTTAACTCCCTTTTAAACTGCGCCTTATGCCATTTCCACGGCAGGGTCGCGCGCGTCCGGAATCCGTACCGGCAGTGGCCGGTACGTCTCACAGAGAGAAACCATGAATATTTTTGATACCAACGTCCTGGTGCAGGTCGTTCCCAACCTGATGACCAGTCAGAACTGGCTGCTCGACCGCTTCTTTCCGAACGTGGTGACCTACGAAACGGAAGAGGTGTCGATCGATGTCGATATCGGTAAACGTCGTATGGCCCCGTTTGTGTCGCCGCTGGTGGAAGGCAAGCTGGTTGAGCAGCGCAAATACCAGACCAACACGTTTAAGCCCGCCTACATCAAAGACAAGCGCGCGCCGGATCTGCGCAAGCCTATCCGCCGCCAGATTGGTGAGCGCATCGGCGGCGAATACACCGCGGCTGAGCGCGAAATGCTGAACCTGCAGTTCGAGATGGCCGATCAGATTGACATGATCAACCGCCGCCTGGAGTGGATGGCGGCCAGTGCGCTGGTCTCCGGCACGGTGACCGTCGCGGGTGAGGGCTATGAAACCAAGGTGGTGGATTTTGGCCGCTCCGCGGACCTGACCATTGTGCTCAGCGGTACGGACAAATGGCCGACTTCGGTCCCGTTCGGGCAGACCAACACCCAGCCGTCTGATGATGTTGAAGAGTGGCAGACCACCTATCTCAAAGAATCGGGCGGCGTGCCAACCGACCTGATTTTCACCAACAAATCGTGGCGCGCGTTTCGTCTGGACACCACCATCAAGGACAACGCCATCACGTTCCCGGCGCTGAGCCCGTTCGGCAACCAGGTGAATGCCGGTGCGCAGGTCATGAAGGGGGCGGTTTATAAAGGGCGCTGGGGTAACTTTGACCTGTGGTTGTACAACGACTGGTTCATTGATCCGCTGGATAACACCGAGAAACCGATGATCCCCGACGGCGCAGTGATCATGAGCGGTGCGGACCTGATGGGGACCCGCGCCTTTGGCGTCATTCTTGATCCGGCTTTCGCCTACGGTCCGCTGGCCTACGCGCCCAAGACCTGGGTAAAAGAAGATCCTGCCCAGCGCCTGCTGATGATGCAGTCCGCGCCGCTGGTCATTCCGAGTCGTGTGAACGCGTCCCTGTGCGCAACGGTGGTGTGATATGGCAAAAACTGACAATTCAAAAACCGGAGACGATATCGGCGGTCTGCCTCCCGAACTGATGACCGGCGACCAAGCCACAACGGTCACGCCGCCTGAGGTGACGGACGAAGACACTGACGGTGATGAAGAGCACACAGGGAATGACGGAGATGAAGACGTTTCCGGTTTTGTGGTGCGTAAGGGCCACACCCTGCGTCACGACGGCAAAACCTACCGTCAGAACACCCGGCTGCACCTGCCTGCGGATGAGGCGAAACGCCTGATTTCTGCGGGCGTTGTCGTGGACTTTGACACGCTTCGCCGCGAGGCGCAGGCGCGTGAGGCGGCGTCGGTGTCCGTCAGCTCACCGGGTGTTGTGTCATGAGCGTGAACTGGGACCAGCATCTGCTGGCCCCGCTCCACGGCATATTCGGTGACGCCGTGGAGTTTCGCCCGAACAAGGGCCGTGGCCAGCCGTACACCATCAACGGGATTTTTGACCGGGCGTACACGCAGGATGTCCAGCCCATGGAGTCCGGCGATCCGTCCATCAATACCACCAGACCCGTGCTCGGCGTACGTGACGCGGAATTCCGGTCACCACCGAAACAGGGCGATCATCTTTACATTGCCGTCGCCGGCGGGCAGACCGTCAATCAGCTTTTCGTGATTGCGGACGTCCAGCCGGACAGCCACGGCGGTACGAAGCTGGTTCTCAACGAAGTCAGGGGGTAGGGCATGAATGCCGCCGATATCCGCGGCCTGGTGGTGGCCGCGCTCATAAACAACACCGACGCCGGCGACCGCGTCTATTCGCCGCGCGACTGGCCCACCATGGACGAAGACTTTCCGGTGCTGCTGGTGCAGACGCCGCTGGACGTCAAGCACTCTCTCGGGCGCAACGCGCCGCAGTTCACCACGGTGACCACGGTGCGGATCACCTGCCGTACTCAGGCCTTTGATACCCAGGAGGGCAACACCGGCGCGCAGCAGTCAGAAATCGCGCTGGAAACGCTCCGCGAGCAGATTGAGCGCGGCGTTATCAACAGCTACGAGCTGACCCGCCAGATTCAGCAGTATCAGCAGGTCCGCTCTGCCGTGGCGGTCAGCAGCGAAGGATCCGGCCATATCGGTGAACTCACCGTTGAAATTGACGTGGAGTATTACCAGGGGCCCGAAGACTTCTATCCGGTCACCACCGCACCGCTCGCCGGGATTGACCTGGCCGTGAAAATGCCCGACGGCACCACACAGCCCGGTATGATTATTAACCTTCAGGAGTAACCACATGTTAGTAAAACCCGCTGATGGCAGGCTTGTCCGCTGCCCCGTCAGGGGCACGGTGTTGCCCGAATCCGGCGAAGACGTACCGGAAAACATCTTCTGGACCCGCCGTCTGCGAGACGGTGATGTGGTTCGCGTCAAAGACAGTCAGAAGCCCGTGACCGCCGCACCCGCCGCGGCACCCGCGACTGACAGCAGCAAAAACGCAGGAGAACAGTAATGGTTGCTTTCAGCCGTATTCCTGATCAGCTCAGGACCCCGCTGTTTTATGTTGAGTTCGATAATTCGCGCGCCAATACCGCCACCGCCGTTCAGCGTACGCTCATCATCGGTCAGCAGCTCGACACCGCCACCGCGACGCCGGGTATTCCCCAGCAGGTTTCGTCCGATACCCTGGTGGCGGGGCTCTGCGGCAAGGGGAGCATGCTGCACGGCATGATGACCGCGTATCAGGCCAATGATACCGCTGCGGAAATCTGGATCCTGCCGCTCGCGGATGCACAGGGCAGCATGACTGCCGCCAGCGGTTCGCTGAAGTTTCTCACCGCACCCAGCGCCACCGGCGTCATTTCGCTGTATATCGCCGGGCTGCGGGTTCAGGTGACGGTGCTCGCCACCGACACGCCGGTCACCATGGCGTCTGCCCTGAGCGCGGCCATTAACGGCACCACCGCGCTGCCGGTGACGGCGCAGGTGACAGCAGGGGCAACGGATACCGTCACGCTGATCGCAAAAAACCGGGGCGCGCACGGCAACGGCATCGACATCCGCATGAACTATCTGGGGCGAACCGGCGGCGAAACCACGCCTGCCGGTCTGACCTTCACCCTGACGCCGATGTCCGGTGGGGCGGGTGCGCCAGACATGACCGCGGCGCTGGCCAGCCTTCAGGACCGGACCTTTGATTTTATCGTCAGCCCCTATACCGACACGGCATCGCTTGACGTGCTGAAGGCGTTTCTGTCGGACGCCACGGGGCGCTGGGCCTGGGACAAGCAGCTTTACGGTCACGCGTTCAGCGTGGTCAACGGTACTTACGGCCAGCTGGGTACCCTTGGTGCCGCGCGGAACAACCAGCATGAATCGCTGCTGGGCGTTTACCGCTCACCCACGCCCGCGTACGTCTGGGCGGCGGCCTATACCGCGGCGATCGCCCCGAGCCTTCGCAACACACCAGGCAGGCCGACCCAGACCCTGCCGGTCAGCGGCGTACTGGCCCCGGCGCTGGAAGACCGTTTTGACCTGGCGGAGCGCAACAACCTGCTGTTCAGCGGGATTTCAACCTTTACGGTCGCTGATGACGGCACCGTGCAGGTGGAAAACATCATCACCACCTACCAGAAAAATGCCTACGGTGATGCCGATGACAGTTATCTGCAGGTGGAGACGCTGTTTCAGCTGATGTTCATTACCCGCTATCTGCGCACCCAGATCACCAGCAAGTTCGGTCGCATGCAGCTTGCCGCCAACGGCACGCGCTTCGCACCGGGCCTGCCGATCGTGACACCTAACGTCATTCGTGCCGACCAGATTGCCGAGTACCAGACGCTTGTCTGGAACGGCTATGCGCAGGACGCGGAAGGTTTTGCCAGCGGCCTCATCGTTGAGCTGAATGCGAAAAACCCGAACCGCGTGGATGTCCTCTGGGACGGCACGCTGATGAACCAGCTGCGCATCTTCGCGCTGCTTAACCAGTTCCGCCTGCAGGCCAGTTAAGGAGTCATCATGGCAGGAAATACCTCAAACCGGCTTGCCGGTCTGGCCTACGTCACCGTCGACGGGATCACCATCATGGTGGCCGGCCAGTTTAAATACCGTCCGTCAAAAATGGAGCGCACCACGCTGAGCGGCATGGATACCGTGCACGGGTATAAAGAAAAGCCGGTGCCGGGGTTCATCTCCTGCCAGGTACGTGATGCCGGTGGTCTGTCTGTGTCTTCCTTCAACAGTCAGACCAACGTCAACGTCATCGCCGAACTGGCAAACGGGAAAACCATCATCGGGCGCGCACTCTGGACGGTTAACACCCAGGAAGTGGACAGCGAAGAAGCGGTATTTGACGTGCGCTGGGAAGGCGCTGACGTGACGGAGAACTGAGATGGCTGAACTTGAAAAAAACACCGTTATCCCGCTTAGCGTCCCGCTCAGTTCCGATGCGCTGAAACAGACCTGGGAAAGCCTGCCGCTCAAAGCGCCGGTGCTGTCTCAGGTGGAGCAGTTTTACGATGCGCAGGCAAAACGCGGATCCCTTCCCGCCATGCGTCTGCTGCTGTCACTCACCAGCGGCGTACCGGAGTCGGTTCTGTCCGGCATGGATTTTATCGATTACCGCAAGTGTGAGGAGTACCTGCTCAGTTTTTTGAGCTGGAAGCCCTCGGGCGATGGCAGCGCTTAGCGGCTGAGGTGACGTTTTACTACCGATGGCCGCCGGACAGCGCCTGGGCAATGAGCCTGCAGCGCCTGTCCTGGTGGCACGCCCAGGCGGTGCGCATCAATCATCTGAGAAAAGGGGGCGACGACGATGGCTAACGTGTTTGACTTCACGCTCGCCGGTAATGACGAGGCGAGCGCCGCCATCGCGCGTATTGAAGAGGCCGTCCGCAAACTTGAACCGGAGCTGGATAAAACCCGCGATGCGCTGAAGCTCGGCGGACAGGAGTCGGCGGGCGAGCTCAGCACGTTTACCCGCTACCTGCAGGGGATGTCGCAGGCCGCACGGGACAACGTACAGTTTATCGGCGACATGGTGCCGCCGCTCAAAATGGTGGGGGAACTGGCCGGACGGTTCGGGGGCATTGCCGGGAGAATGGGCGTCGCGGGCGTGGCCGCGTATGGTCTCGCCAGAGGCGCGCAGGCGCTTGCCGGTAATATGAAAGAGGCCGCTGACAACGCCTACAGCCTGGACGTGGCGGCAAAAAACAGCGGTATGCGGGTTGATGATTTCACCCGCCTTTCCGGGGCCATGCAGATTCTTGGCGCTGACAGCGACGGTGCGCGCGCGTCGGTTGAGGGCATGTACAAAACCTTCAACGATGCTCTGCAGGGGCGTAACGGCAGCGTGCTGTCTGTGCTCAGCCAGATGGGCGTGCAGATTGTCAAAAATAAAGACGGCACCGCCGACATCATGCGCACGTTTGAGCAGCTGGCGCAGGTGTTCCCGTCGCTGACGCCGGATCGCCAGAAAACGGTCGCGGACGCGTTAGGCCTTGATGCCAGTGGCCTGGCGTTGTTACGTGAAGGGGCGAAGCTGAAAGCTTACCTCACCCGAGCTGATGAGCTGGGCCTCACCGTTGATCCCAAAGTTAACACGCAGCTGGTGGAGCTGAACCGCAACCTGACTGGCCTGAGTGCGGCCTGGGACGGCTTTAAAAACCGGGTCCGCCAGAAGGTGGCGGGCGGTCTGCTTTCCGACGGCTCTGTTAATGACGGCCTGCGTGGCGTCGGGCGTCTGATGCAGAATCCCGGCGATCCGGTGGCGCTGAATGAGGCTCTGGGTAATCTTCGGGGCAGCGAGGGCGACTGGGTACGCCGGGCCAGAGACGATAAAAAATACCTGAATTCGCTGCCCGCCGATGAGCAGGTGAATCTCATCACGGGTCAGATCACGGACAAACAGCGCCGTGATCTGCGGGAACGTTACGGCCTGGGTGATCAGGCAAGTGTGCTGCAGGGCGATATTGCCGCTGCACTTAAAGCACCCTCTGCTATGGTTCCCGCCGCCTATACCGGTCCGGGCACGGGCGGGAACGCCCGCGGTATCCGAAACAACAATCCGGGCAACCTGCGTGACGCCCCCAACAGCAGCGGAAATGACGGTGGATTTGTGCGCTTTCCCACACCGCATGACGGGATGGCGGCGCTGTCGCGCCAGCTCCAGCTCTTCGGTGACCGGGGAAACAACACCCTTAACGGCATCATTCATACCTATGCCCCCGCGACGGGGAACAAAACCCAGAATTATATCGATGATGTGGCGAAAAAAACCGGCTTTGACCCGCGTGAACGTATCAACCTGCACGATCCGGCCACGCTTCGCCGGGTGATGAGCGCCATTATTTCTCATGAAAACGGTGCGCAGCCTTATACCGATAATGAGATTAATCAGGCCATTCACACCTCCATCAACGATGACCGCTGGAAGGGACTGCGGGATCCGCAGACCTTACAGGCGCAGCGGCAGGCCGATGCACAGACGTCAGGCGGCATGATTTCCTCTCCCGTTTCCTCTGCGGGCAGCGGTGGACAGTCAGGCGCCGCCGGTCAGGAGAATAAAGTCGCCGTCGAGCTGACGCTCATTAATGATAAAACCGGCGAACGTAAACAGCTCATCACGCAGGGCGGTCGCGTCGCGACATCCATGTCCTGGCCCTGATAACAACCGGATTTCAACTCTATGGCAATCATACAAAATTTGCTTTCCGGCCTTACCGGGAGCGGCGACGGCTGGGACTGGCAGGCACATCTGCGACCGGCAAGCTTTCGCGGCGTGCCGTTCGGCGTTTATGAGGGTGAGGGGGTTTTTGGTCGCCGTCAGGCCGTGCATGAATACCCTTACCGCGACACGGTCTGGGTGGAGGACATGGGCCGTGACGTCAGGAAAATAGCGATTAGGGGTTTTCTGGTGCAGGACAGCCTGCGCTACCAAGCGGGCGACGTGCTGAGCCAGCGTCAGGCGCTGATTGCAGCCTGCGAAACCAGCGGTTCTGGCACGCTTATTCACCCGACGCTGGGTGAGCTGACGGTGAGTGTGCCCGAAGGCGGCCTGAGGGTCACTGAAAGCATGGATGCGGCCCGCGTCTTTGAGTTCACGCTGACCGTTATCGAGTCGGGACTTCGCGTGTTTTCCGTTACGGGCAGCACCCAGGCGGGGGACGTGGTGAGCACAAACTGGCTGAAGCTTGCCAGCACCACGGCGGCCTCCTTTCTGGCGCAGGTCAAAGGGGAGATCCGGAGCGTTTCCCAGGCGATCAAAACGGTGCGCGGGGTTGCCTCATTCTGGCAGGGCATGGTGACGGACACCGTCAGCGAAGTCACCAACCTCAGTAGCACGCTGCGCTCAACGTTCGGGAGCACACGGTACGGGCGGTACAGCCGGGGAACCGTGGGCGGCAGTGCGTCCGGTGCCACCGGCACCACGGATGTGGATGATACTGCGGATACCGCGCAGCTGGTAAATATCACCATGGCGAGAAGCGTGACGGCCCGTGACAGCATCACGCAGCTGGCCTCGGCGCTTCCGGCGTTCACGTCCATGGACGATTTTGCCTCACGGGTTCAGGCCATCGTGCTGGCGATACTCAACAGCCCCGGTGGTGCCGAAGAGCGTATCCGGGCGCTGGAAAAGCTGGCAACGGCAGACAGCGGGCAGTATTACGCCACGCCTGAAAACGCTTCCGTGGCGGCCAGCGCCACACTGCTTATCCTCGTGCTCTGCTCGGGGGCGATGGCGGTTGCCGGTGCAGAAGCGAATCCGGCGGGGACAGGCGATGCATCGGCAATCAAAGAGAGCGTCTGTGATCAGCTTGACGCTGCGCTGGTGATGGCCGGTGACCGGGGAGACGACGACAGTTACAACGCGCTTCTGGCGCTCAGGCAGGCTTTTGTGGACGCCATGGCGCTGAAAGGTGCCACCGGCGCAGACGTGATGCAGGTGTCCGTCCCTGCGGTGATGCCGTCGCTGGTGCTGGCCACGCGCCTTTATCAGGATGCGTCCCGCAGCGATGAACTGATTCAGGAGACCGGCGTGCGTCACCCGGCTTTTATGCCTTTACGCTTTATGGCGAGGAAACCCCAGTGAAAGATGAACTTATTCTGACCGTCGGGGGCAAAAATATTCAGGGCTGGGACGACGTGCGGGTGACGCGCGGCATTGAGCGGCTTCCCTCAGATTTCGATCTCGGCCTGATGGACTACTTCCCCGGCAGCAGTGAGAAACAACTGGTCAGGGAAGGGGAGCCCTGCGAGGTTCGTCTGGACGATGATCTGGTCATGACCGGCTACGTTGACCAGTGGAGCCCGATGATCTCCGCGCGGCGTCATGAGGTGCGGGCGACGGGGCGCAGTAAGTGCCAGGACCTGGTGGACTGTTCCGCAGAATGGCCCAATAACGTGATCAACGAATCCGATGCGCTGCAGATAGCTTCACGCCTGGCGCAGCCCTACGGCATCAGCGTTCATTCTGACGTTTCCGATCTGGCGCGCGTGCCGCAGTTTACCCTCAACTGGGGCGAGTCACCGCAGGAGATTATCGACCGCATCAGCCGGTGGTCCGCGCTGCTCTATTTTGATCAGCCTGACGGCAGCCTGCTGCTGACGCGCGTCGGTACCCGGCGGGCCGCCAGCGGTGTGGCGCAGGGAGTAAACATCGAGGACGCCTACTTTCGGGCGTCCATGGATGAGCGCTTTTCTGACTACGTCGGCGTTTCCATGAGCATGACGCCCACGGCCGAGATTTCGCCGTCGGCGAGTTACGGCGCGGTCACGCTTGCCACGGCGCGCGATCCGGAAGCCGCCAGCATGCGCTATCGCAAGCGCATCGTGATTGTGGAATCCACCATGACGGCGCAGGCACTCTCCCAGCGCTGTATCGACTGGGAAATGAACCGCCGCTACGGTCGCTCAAAACAGCTTAACGTCATTGTGGACAACTGGCGCGACAGCGCGGGTAAGCTGTGGGAGCCCAACACGCTCGTCCCCATCAATATCCCGGCGTTCGGGCTGAAGAATGAGGAGTGGTTGCTGGCGGAGGTGTCGTATCTGCGTAACAGCGAAGGCACCCACGCACAGCTTTCCCTGATGCCCCCGGCCGCCTTCACCGTTCAGCCCTATGCCTTCTATCAGCAACTTCTGGAGCTAACCCGATGAATGCTTTGAATGATGTCGTCCGTAAGCTTTCAACGCGGATCGCCGGCCTGCTGGGCGTTGGTCGCATTACCGGACTTGATGACTCTGGCGTCGTACAGAAGGTGCAGTACCAGACCCCGCTGGAGGCCGCCAGCGCCACGCGCATGGCTGAATTCGGCTTTACCTCGGGCCTGCCGGTGGGCACCGACGTGATTCTGGGTTTCCTGGGCGGGGATCGGTCAAACCCCGTGGTCATTGCCTCCGGTCATCAGACGTTCCGGCTGGTCGGCCTTAATCCCGGTGAGTCCGCGATGTATAACCAGTGGGGGTTGTTTGTGCGCCTGACTGAGCAGGGGATCGAGATTGAGGCTAAAGGGCAGGACGTTACGGTCAGCAACGCCCGCAAACTGACCGCCACCGCGACGGACTCCGTACGCCTCAATACGCCGGTGTTGTATGTCACGGGCGACGTCGTTGATAACTGCGACACTAACAGCGTGTCGGTTAAGGCGCTGCGGGATAAATATAACGACCACAGTCATCAGATCAAAAACGTGCAGGGCGGCAGCAGCACGCTCAGCACGGAGAAAACGGGAGAACCGGCATCGTGAGTGATATTGCGGACACCTGGAATGTGGCAGAGATGAGGGCGGACTGGTCAGTCGCCGGCGGGATGCTGGAAACCGGTCACGGTCTGCGCACGGCGGTTATCCTCAGCCTTTTCAGCGACAGGATGGCGCGCGACGATGATGACTACGAAGGCAGCGACCGGCGCGGCTGGTGGGGCGATACCGGCAGCGCGGATCCCATGGGGTCCCGTCTGTGGTTACTCGACAGACAGGTTCTCAGCCGGGAGGTTGCCCTCAGGGCAGAAGAGTACGCGCTGGAGTCGCTGGCCTGGCTGCGTGACGACGGCATTGTCAGTGATCTGGGTGCAAGTGCTCAAATCATCTGGCCCTCACGGCTGGACCTGATACTGACCCTTCAGCAGCCGGGGGCGTCGCGTCCGGTGGCAATGAAATTTTACTGGCTCTGGGAGCAGATCCGCTATGCCGTTTAAACGTCCGACCCTGACCGAACTGCGTCAGCAGAACCGGCTTTACCTTGAAACAGGGCTTGAGGGCACCGGAACTGTCCTTAAAAACAGCAACCTTGCCGTACTTGCCGATGCCGATGCGGGGATGGCACACCTGCATAATGCCTATCTTGATTATATCGCGCTGCAGACCAACCCCTTTACCTCAACCGATGAGTATCTGGCCGGCTGGGGCGCAATGAAAAAGGTGTACCGCAAAGCGGCCAGCGCGGCCACATCCCCGGCCTATACCATACAGGGCTCAGTGAACACGACACTGCCCGCGGGCAGCCTGCTTAACCGCAGCGACGGCGTTCAGTACAGAACCACGGCCGAGATTACACCGGATGCCACCGGCAGCGGCAGCGGTCCGGTCACGGCGCTGCTGTCCGATCCCGCCGCCGATATCACCGGCGGTGGTGCGAAAGGGAATGCGGTGGCCGGTACTGTGCTCACGCTTGATGTTAACGTACCGGGGCTTCAGAGCAGCGGCACACTGACTACGGCCGCGACCGGCGGTGCGGACATCGAAGACGAAGAGGACTTTCGCCAGCGCGTGCTGCTGGCATATCAGAACCCGCCTCAGGGCGGCAGTGATGCGGACTACAAATCCTGGGCGCTGGAAGTGTCCGGGATTACGCGTGCCTGGGTGAAGCGACGCATCATGGGCGCGGGTACCGTTGGGATTTACATCATGACCGATAATGCGAGCGCAAGCGGGGGTTTTCCGACGGGCAGCGACGGGGTCTCTTCTCTTGAGCCGTATTATGCGGTGAAAGCCAGCGGCGATCAGGGAAGGGTGGCGGACCATATCTTTCCGCTGCAGAGCGATACGGCGGTTGTGTGGGTCTGTTCCCCGGTAAAGAAGACGGTCGATTTTGTGATAAACGGCATAAGTCAGGCCGGCAGCACCACGGTGGCCGCCATCGCGGCGGCGATCGACGGCGTGTTTTTTGAAGGAGGTAACCCGGACGGGACCGGAAAAATTTACCTGTCAGACCTTAACAAGGCGATAGGCGACGTGGACGGGACCACGGGTTACGTGCTGGTGCAGCCCGCCGCCAACATTGTTCTCGCTACGGGGGAATTACCCGTCAGAGGTAAGGTGACCTACACATGAGCCAGTACAGCGCAGATGACTACGCCGGCGCACTGAGCCAGCTTCTTCCCCCCGGCAGAGCCTGGCCCCGTGACATTAACAGCGTGCATTTCAAAACGCTGCGCGCCGTGGGGCGGCGTTATGAGATGACCGACAGCACCGGCGAGCTTTTACTTTCAGGGTCTTTTCCCGCGACCGCAACGGTGATGTTGCCTGAGTGGGAGGCGTCGCTGGGTCTGCCTGACGACTGTGCGATCAGTGAGATAAACAGCATCGGCGATCGTCAGGCGGCAGTGGTTTCTAAACTGACCAGTACGGGCGGCCTGTCGCCGGGGTATTTTGTGCAGATGGCCGCAACCCTCGGTTATACGGTCACCATCACGCTGTTTCGTCCGGCCCTGTGCGGGCTGTCGGTGTGCGGGGATCCGCTGAACGGTGACGACTGGCCGTTTGTGTGGCGTGTCAATGCCCCGCAGACCACCATCAAATATGCTCAGGCCGGCATCAGCTACTGCGGCGATCCGCTGCGTTCCTGGGGAAACAAACAGCTTGAGTGCCAGTTGAACAAGCTCGCACCTTCACACCTGATTCTCCTTTTTAACTACGCCGGTTAGGCGCTCTTCTTCTCATTAATTATTGCCGCAAGGTAAGGGTTTTTCATGCTTAAAATTGGTGATTTAACGCCGACAGCGACGGCTGACGGACACTGGACAGACGGGAACGTGGCAGGCGGTGTGGCGCCAACACGCATGATGGCAGGCTGGTTTAACGCGGTACAGGATGAGCTTGTTAACGTTCTTACAACTGCAGGATTTCAGACCGACATCAAAAACAGTGCGCAAATTCTGGCAGCATTAAACAAACTGTTTTTCCAGTCTGGCAATAACCTTTCAGAAATCAGTTCGGCGGGATCAAAAGCTGTTGCTGCAGCGCTTGCAAACCTTGGGATCGGTCCTGTCGGTACACAGGCCGATTTACTGGCTGGTACCGCTAAGAAACTCATTGATGCCAGCGTTCTGAGTGCGGTGATGCCCTCGGGTGATGTTTCGCCTGCAGGCAAGGTAACGATCCCATTGCTAATTAATGGTGCGATCACCACATTCTATGTCATGTGGGGCCAGACTCCGGCTTCAACAGATTCAGGGGATACTGTCTGGACAGTAAATTTCCCTTACTCGTTCCCTACCGTTTTTCTCAGTGCCCAAGTGTCCTTGCGCTATCCCGGCTCGGTAGATGGAAACTGTGCCGTTTATTTTTACAACGAGTCTAAGTCGGGGATGACTATCCGACAGGACAAATACACTTCTGTAACGGCGGGTTTTATTGCTCACTGGCTTGCTGTTGGATACTGAGGATTTAAAAGATGATGCGTTTTTCTGTTTCTACCCAGGGCTTTTATCCCGATACGATCGACTACGGCAGTACGCTACCGGCTGATGTGGTACCGATTACTGATGAGCAGTACAGCACGTTTCTCAAAGCACTGAATATGACGCAGAACACTTTTGTTCGGGTCTATTCAGACGCGGGAGTATTAACAATCAGCGAGTATCGGCCAACGCCCTACCACACGTGGGATGACCAGAATAACAAGTGGGTTATCAGCGATGAAGGACTGAAATCGCAGAAGGTGGATCAGGTTCAATTTGCCGCACAGATGAAAGCACAGTTGATGGCAGGAGCAACAAAACAGATCGACCCGCTGCAGGATGCCGTTGATTTGGATATGGCCACAGATGAAGAAAAAACGCAGCTTACAGCCTGGAGGAAATATCGGGTTCTGCTGAACAGGGTTGATGCTTCTACTGCGCCTGATATCACATGGCCGAGCATTCCTGTCTGAGCAGGTTAACGTGAAGTGACAGACTTCACGTCACTCTTAGCGATTTTAAATCTTATATTTGATAGATAAATCATCTTTTAAAGACAGATATGAGCTTTTTAAAAGCGGCATAGAGTATGAGTGAGTAAATAAGAAGCACCAACAGCAATGTAGAAAAAGTGACTGGATCTGATTCACTTTCATACGTGTCAGTTATGAGATAGTGAAAGTGCGAGTATGACCAGTCAACTATTGCCTGGGTTAGCGAGTTCAGCGGCATTTTGTATGCCGAAAGCCAGAAGGCTAACGCGAAACACACGATAAACAACGCAGTATTTTTAACGAACTTGGCATTTTTCAAAATCATGTTTTCCTAACACATCGACTCTTCCGTAAACAGACAGGGCCAGACTTCCTCTTTGAATAGTGGTTTTATGTCTGCTCAGTAGGGAGCGCCTGACTGTCTGAAAATCATCTGGTTTATAAAAAGTTATACATCCCTGGCTAATTCCAGAGCCATCTGGCCTCACGGGATGCAGACGAAAACTTCCTCTGGAAATCTCGTTGATATAAACGCTATCGCTCATTGTCTTATCACTGAACAACCCAAACCACTGATCGTGGCGGTTACCTGAAATCTGATCCCATACAGCTGCTCTTACCCGATTAGCGAAGCTGCCTTCCGGACGATCCACTATCCAGTATGTGCCGACGGGTATAGCGCTGTTTTTAAAAAAAGTACAGTTCGGATCGTTTGTATAGGGTTTATCTCCACTGAAAACCGGAAAAGTACCAACACCGTAGACATGAAGTTTGGCTTCGCCTCCTCCTTTGGTCAAATCCTCATAACTCATACTCATAATCTGCATGTTAATCCCTTTAAACAGACTTCTTAATTCAGCTAATGATAATCACAGTTAGTTCCTAAATCCTACCTGGTTATTTATCAGGTCATCTATGTCCTTAATTCCTAGTAGTATCCACACCCCATCATCGCGTTAAAAATAAATTCCTATATGTACCAACACCTTTACAAATTTCATAGCTGTAGCGGCTTGATCAATTCTAGTGCGTAATATTACTGTAATTATATACAGTGTAAATCGGAGGGTAAAACAATGCCCCGTGACTATGAAATCATGATTGCCTTTCGTCAGGCCATTAAGCGCGACTGTAAAGGGCGCTACACACTCAGCACACTCGACTTTGTACGCGAGCTTGATCGCCTTAACTGGCATTACACGCTCCGCGCCGCTAACAAGTGGATAGAAACGCACACAACCACATTCCGCGACATCTCAACCTCTGAGGGAGAGGAAAGGATGTTTCAGGTTTTCAACCCGAATGGTGGCTTCTGATGTTCGCCCTGGTTGACGTTAATTCGTTTTACGCCAGTTGCGAGACAGTGTTCAGGCCAGACCTGCGCGGCAAACCCGTCGTTGTTCTCAGCAACAACGATGGTTGTGTAATTGCCCGATCAGCAGAAGCCAAAGCGCTGCAGATACCTATGGGTGCACCTTACTTCAAGCTGAAGAATGATTTCAGGCGTCATGGTGTGCATGTTTTCAGTTCCAATTATGCGCTCTACGCCGATATGAGTAATCGCGTGATGACGACCCTGGAGGATATGGCCCCGGCAGTCGAAATATATTCAATTGATGAGGCTTTTATGTGCCTTGACGGCATGCAGCGCCTGACGTCACTTGAGGACTTAGGTCTAAGGGTTCGCGCCAGAATCAAAAAGGAAACCCATCTGACTGTAGGCGTAGGTATAGCGCAAACCAAGACACTCGCGAAGCTGGCAAATCACGCAGCTAAAAAGTGGACTAAAACCGGTGGAGTTCTCGACTTATCCAATATTGACCGGCAGAGAAAGCTTCTGGCACTGGTGCCGGTTGAGGATGTGTGGGGCGTAGGACGTCGCATCAGCAAAAAGCTAAATGCCATGGGTATTACCACGGCCAAAGACCTGGCCGACCAAAGCACGTATATCATCCGTAAACATTTCAACGTCGTCCTTGAGCGCACAGTGAGGGAGCTGCGCGGCGAGCCTTGTTTAGAGCTTGAGGAGTTCGCGCCGACCAAACAGCAGATAGTTTGCTCGCGTTCGTTCGGCTCGCGCATCACTGAATACATGGATATGCGCCAGGCCGTTTGCTCCTTTGCAGAGCGCGCTGCAGAAAAGCTGAGAAAGGAAAGACAGTACTGCAAGCAAATAGCCGTCTTTGTACGCACAAGTCCGCACGCTGAGGGCGAGGTATTTTACGGCAATCAGGCCGCCGGGAAGCTGTTGACACCTTCTAACGATACCCGCAAAATCATCCGGTTAGCGATGGACGCGCTGGATCAGATATGGCTCGACGGTCACCGCTATATGAAGGCAGGAGTCATGCTGGGCGATTTTTTTAGCCAGGGAGTCTCTCAGCTCAACTTGTTTGATGAATACCGGCCTCAGCATAACAGCGAGGCGTTAATGCGTGTTGTTGATGGACTAAATCAGAGTGGGAAGGCCAATTTATTTTTTGCAGGGCAGGGAATCGAGAGGTCCTGGGAAATGAAGCGCGAGATGCTTTCACCTGCATACACAACTAATTTTTTTGATTTGCCAGTAGTGACGTAAGAAGTATAGAATTCATTCATAACATTAGATTACAAGACAAAATCAATGAAAAGTTGGAAGAGATGAGTGATTCTGGAGAGTTTACAAAAGTCGCTTTAGATACTGTCAAAGAGAGAATCACTAATAGACTTTATATGTATGTGTTTTCTTCTGTTATAGCTGCTAATTGGCAGAATATTTTAATTATATTCAAATCCAAGAATGATATCGAGCTTACTTTAGGTATTATGACGTTTGAGCCAACTTTCTCAATTTTTTATTTTTACCTACCTGTTTTAATTGGGGTGATTTTGGCTATAACGATGCCTTTTTTTACTAGGATTATTGCTGAAAAAACTGCATCCCAGTACTATCTCATAAAAAAAACTGAAGTTGTGGGAGAGGCAAATTTCAGAGAAAAAATGGCCAATAAAGAAGAGCAAATTAGCCAGGTAAAATTGCGGACGACACGAAATAACTCAGAAATTGATCGATTAAAATCTCAGATCGAAGAGCTTGAATCACAAAGCAAGGCTTATTTCAATTGGTTGAAAGGTTTGTTGAACGCATACAATGAAACTGGCGGAGAAATAGTCACAACAGATGACTTAAAAAAGCTCTTGCTTAAACTTAAAGAGCATAATGCTGTTTACGATTTAGCTTTAGTGCCGGGCTTCAAAAAATTGATGAATGACATAGAAAACATGAAGGATTAATTTTTTTCTTACTTGATCTTAATTTATTGATATTATTAAGTTTAAGTGGGGTATTCGTAATTCGAACTTATCATGGCAGCGCTTAGTATTGAATTTTGTATAAATAGTTCCGCTACTTTTTAAAGTTGAATTTAATTATTTCTTCCTTTAGAAATAACCCCCAAGCTATAGGGTCAGGAAACTCAACCATTCTTTTCTGTCCTGTCTTACGATCACGGCTATTCCAGTTACGGATCGTTTTTACTGATCTCCTGAAGTAAGCAGCCACTTCGTCGTAAGTCATGTATGGTGAGTCCATCGTTCTTCCTCCAATTAGGTTGTTTAATTATCGATATGTTACCCAGATTATAAAACGTTAATGTTAAGCTCACGTGAAGTTATTCAGTTCAACTATTCATTAAGGTTTGAAGTTTTCGCAGCCTTGAAGCGGCCCCGATGCGGAAGGGAGTTTACCGGGATGCGGAGGAGATAGTTAGGTCGAGGAAGTTGTGGGCATAAAAAACCGGCGCGGTGGCCGGGGTGGAGTAAATGATTTCATTAACAACTAAAATTTCGTTATATCTATGTTATATATAGCCATCCAAGCTTCAGCAGGATAAGAATTCAATGGAACTGATTGATAGTGCGGTGTAAGAATCTCTACCGATAAACTATGGTAGCTACAGTAGTTCGCAAGCATCTGCCAACTATACTTGCCGGGGAATACGCTCTTTACATGCGAAATAGTGGCATGCCTGAACCCCTCACCTTTACTATGAACGTATTTATTGTGCTGCATGACGTGGTTACCATAGGCCCCACGTACAGATTTGAACTGGCCATCTTTCTTCTCAAGCATCATCTGAGCGCGTTCCGCTGCCTCTGCCTGGTCGGCTAGCTGGCGAAGTGCGTCTGCATAGGTTTTAGGAGCCATGTTATATCCGCCTGTTTTGCGGATAGATGGTAGAACCTCGGACGTAACCCACTTTTTAAAATGGCGGGCCTCTGGCTTCTGTGACCCCATAACCGCATTATACAGTCCGGACTCGTTTATAAGTGTTTGATTAGTATAGTTACGTCCGTTTTGCAGGGTATGTTTTCTTTTTTCATCATCATCCAGCCTCTCAGTCATGTTGCTGGTTTCTGCATATCCCAGGATATCGGCGACGTCCTTAGCTACAAACCATACCTCGGAATATTCATCGGTTATTGTTCTGACTGCGTTACCGTTAAAGTCAAATTCATTTAGCTCCATAGCGTTACTCATTCGTTCACCTTTTATTATCAGTTAAAGTTAAATGCGAGCTAAAATCAGTCGCAGCTTTGTCGCTACCCAAAGGTATGTTTTGTTAAATTCTATAATGCCAAACGCCTCTTCCGGCCACCGAGCCTCGAATCCCTTTGCCATCAACACGTGGAACGTCCCAGTGGTTAGGTGAGGGCAAGTAAGGGTATCATGTTTGACGCTGACATCATTTGCACAACATCGTAGATCGTAGCAGAAAAGGGCTATCGCTCAAAAAATACTATTGCTTGGAAGATCGCGTCTTAAAGTCAGGCAGAGGGTTTGAACTAACAGCAGGTCAAACCTGTTTTTTAGTTTATTTTCTAATCAGCCAGGTAAGTCTGCCAATTCAAAGTAAAACTAGCAAATTTAATTTGGGGGTATTTTTGGGGGTATCTAATATTTTATAAACAGAATATTAGTCATATTATCAATGAGTTTGGGTTTTATATTTAATCCTGTAGGGCGCGCCAATATATTTCAATAACTTACCTCCATTTGCTTCAAGCCAGCTTTTCAATGTGGGACAGTTTTGGGACACGACTACCAAAAATCGCGTCAATTTGCCTCGCATGCTCAGTTAAGTGGTTAGGTGCCAGGTGAGCATACCCGATTATCACACCAGTGTTTTCCCATCCTTCCATCTCATGTAGTACAGAAAATGCTCCCTTCTGACTCATACATCCCGATATTAGCCATATCTTATCAACAACCTGAGCACATCTTGATGAACAGGCGTTTTTCCGGCGAATCGTTCATCAATACGCGTCGTGAGGCCTGAGCTGAGGGCTTTGGCCGGTAACGTTGCCGCAGGTACGCGATCTCAAATGCTGCCTTCCAGAAAGGTAGTGGCATGAATTGACCATCGGATTAATTGTCTGACCTGTGAAGATAAATTCACGAAGGCGAATATGACGATCGGCGCCGCCTGCAGGATATCAGATACAGCATCGCTCGGTTCTTCCCCACAGCCCTAATCGGCTATGGGGAAGGGATTAACCATCCAACATTACTGAGCACCGCCCCCCAGCTTCACAATGGCAGTTCCGTCCTCAACGTAGAGAGAGTACGCCGAATTGGCAATGACAGGGTTTATGCCCTTTTGCAGCATTTTTTGCAGCAGTTGATGATTGTCGTCTTCATTGCCGTAACCGTGCGTGGTTTGGGTAAACCCTTTATTGATTAGCTGGAAAGAGGCCAAAAACTGAGAGGCAGGGCTAAGAAAATGTCCTATCAGCGGTTTATTTTCCATTAAAAGCTTTGCTCGTTCATCAATGTTGATTTGACCCACAGTACCTATTGAGTGGATGTTCTTTATATTGATAAGATCCCGAGTAACCATGTTGAAGATAAGGTCTTCATATTCCCGCTGTGACTTAAGCGCGCTGCTCAATTGAGCGCTAAATGCGATGGCGGTAATGACAGGGATGAGCGATATATATCTGAGACGCGGCGAAAAAAAGACAACAGGAACCGCAATCATGACCAACAAAGTAGAAAAAGAAACAATGGCGCGGGGGGCAACAGGCGCATCCACAAGTAAAATGGTGGGCCCCATAAGCGACACAAGGAAGATGAAAAATGCGACTGTGCAGTAAAGTATTACAGCAAGGCTTTTGCTCTTTTGCTGCCGAAATTTATATAACATCAGCAAAAATGCGATTACGACAGGAATAAGAAAGTAAATATAAACCGGACCGTAAAAGTAGGAGAGGATTAATTCTTTTAGCGCAACGACTGTGTTCAAAAGATGCGCGAATCCCTCTTGGTTTGGGTGAATAAGCTCTGCGCGGGAGTTCTTTTTAGATGCAAAAAAAAGCATGTAAACCAGAAAAAAACCAATAAATAATGATGCTTTATTGACTATGGTTTTAAACATCCCAGCCACAGTTAATTCGCTTTTGACAGCCAGAATGACAATGTCAATGGCAAGTAAGGCGATGAAAATATTGGCACAAGGCTGATACAGCGTAAGTGATAATACGCCTGCAATCACTTTAACTGAATATTCTCGTATCTGACTGCTGCTGCTGTAGGTATAAGCGGCCACAGCAAGAAAAAAAGCGATGGACATGCCCAGGGAATCGTATCGATAAGCTATGTTCTGCAAAAAAAAGGGGTTGAAGATCAGAAGGGCTGCGACCAGCTTTTCATTGGGGACATCCATTTTGACAAGGTGCTTACTCAACATCAGTGATGCGGCACCGATGAAGAGACATGATGCGATCATGGTGTAAGGGAACAGATCAAGATTATAGTGGCCGCTCGCGGATAATATTTTCATTAGGATATCGGCCATCGGCCGACCTAGTCCACGCCAGCCATATTGGCCTGTAATCGCTCTGTCTAAATCGTCCCGATAAAATACGCCCGCCTGAATCAAAGGATAGATGAATAGCAACGCCAAACCTGCATACAGGGCGAGCATTTTTTTATCATTTTTACAAATCATTCGAAATTCCATCTCACTTTTTAATGATGTAACGTGGTCGGTTCTTACTCTCTATGTATATTCTTCCGATATACTCGCCCAATACACCGATACCAATGAGCTGAACGCCACCAAGAAAGAGTATTGATACTAAAAGCGAAGGGTAACCGGGAACACTGTTGCCAAACCAGATTTTATCCACGATCATCCATGCGCCATACAAAAACGCGAAGCTCGCCACGAGCAGGCCAATATACGTCCACATACGTAGCGGAAAGGTTGAGAAACTGGTTATGCCTTCAAGAGCCAGGTTCCACAGCTTCCAGCTATTAAACTTTGAATCGCCAGCGATACGCTCGGCTCTGGCATACTCAATTACCTCCGTCTTGCCGCCAACCCATGAAAGAATCCCTTTCATGAAGAGGTTCCGCTCTGGCATCTTCTTAATATTCTCAACCACGTCCCGTGACATCAGGCGAAAGTCACCTACATTTTCTTCAATTTTCGGGTTACTGATTTTATTATGTAAGGTGTAAAACCATTCCGCCGTCTTCCTTTTCAGGTGCCCATCAGTAGACCTGTCGATGCGCTTAGCCAGAACAATATCCGCACCTGCCTGCCATTTTTCAATCAATAAAGGAATGACGTTAATGGGATCTTGTAAATCAACATCAATAGGGATAACAGCATCACCCGTAGCATGCTCTAATCCCGCGAAAAGAGCAGGTTCTTTACCAAAGTTGCGGGTAAGGGACAGCGGCACGACCAGAGGATCTGAAACCGAAAGCGCATTGATAATAGATTCTGTTGCATCTTTACTGCCGTCATTTATAAAAACGATTTCAATGGTGTGCTGTTTCAACGCCTCAAATTCACGCACCGTTTTATAAAACACGGGAATAGCGTCTTCTTCATTAAGAACAGGAACAATCAGCGATATTTTCATCTGGCATCTCTGAAAACGATGTACTTTGAATATAAAAAGCCACAAATGAGGCTGATGAAAGAGAAGATGATCAGCGTGTAAAGCGGCTGAAGCATGCTTTTATCCGAAATCCACCCCACCAGTGAGGCGACGGATCCCATAAACAGGACATATATCATGTAACGAATCGTTGATGCTTCTGCATTAAATGTCCACTTTGCATTTACAAAGAATGAAAACGTTACAGCAACACAAAAAGCCCCAAAATTCGCGAGGGTTTGTGAGGAGCCTGTTGCATAAAGGATCGAGAATATGCCCCAGTGAATCAATGTGTTGAGGATCCCAACCGAGAAGTATTTTGAGAAGAGCTTTATCATTATCACCACCGTTTTAAGTCAGCCGATCTTATCCATCCTGAGCCACAAGGCAACAAATCTCTGAGGAAAAAAACAATCAGTCAGGTCCATTAAGCGGTAGAGATGGCATGAGCACAGGAACCTGAAGGGGAGAGACTCTGGCCGGTTCAAGGCCGGATGTGGCGACAAACGGAGATACTGTGCTGAACCCTGACAGGTTTTTTTAAGTCGTTTCGGACATAAATGCCTGTCAGCGCGAAATTGAAGGCTTAACCTGGTCATTTTATCTCTCAAATGCCTGTGCGTGTTGCGTATGCAACCAGATTGGTCCGTTGTGTTTGGCCCCCTGCGCATTAACGTCAGCCTGACCCTAAATTCATTTCTACTCTCTACAAATGAGACGTTATCGCTATACAGAATACGTTGATGCGCTGTTTATTCCCCATTCCTTATCTTATTTGCTGTCAGATGTTTAAAGGCACACCTTCTGAACTCTCATGTCTAACCTATCTGTCACATCTTAAAACGCATATGAAGTGATGCGGCATTCAGGGTAGGGAAAGTCAATGAAGGAATAACGGTGAGAGCAAGCTGAAACGGCATAATGCTATGAAAAACCGTGCCTTAAAGACCGCAACAGACATAGCCGAATTCAGAGTTTAAAAAGCAGGCAAGGCAGGCGCGTTAATC